CAGGATCTAGATGCTTCGTCGGCCATTGCAGAGCTCGTTGATGCTCACGACAAGATATTTAACACCGCCTTTGGTTCAAATCAAGCTATTATGAACAGATTAAATAAATTTACCCCATTTACCGATGCGCACGGGGTTAAAGTATGGATTAAAGATCCAATACCTTTCATGCGGGAGTATGGATATGATTTGGAATTAGACTCATATAATAATATGTCAGAATTATATAAATTCCACCGTGAAGACGGTCCAGCGATCATCTCTCCCTATGGGACTAAAGAATATTATCTAGATGGAGTAGAATATACAGAAGAAGCATACAATCAAGAACTTAGAAACCGTCAATTCAATGATAATATCATGGAAGGTTTAAAAGATTTAGGGGATATTCTAAATGAAACCGAATGATGCACTAAATGATATGTTTGATAAGTTTAATAAATATATAGCCGATAATTATCCGAACACATTCAATAATCCTAATGGCGACTTTGCAGATATCGAGACTGTAGACCAGGAGGATCCTTTAGCTGTAGCAGAAGAAATAGAATCGTTGGAACGTCACAATTTCATATGGACACTACTGGAAAATAATAAAGATTTATCCATAAAAGATCTCCATGAGATGTGGTTAACCGAAAAACGTAGACGTCAGTTCAATAAAAATATCACAGACGCTCTAGAATGACCAATTAAGGATATGCAAATGACTAAGCATGAAGAATTAATGGAACTAAAAACTTTAGGTGAAGCCCCAGATTTCTTAGATATAGAAGGATTCTCTACACTTTCAAAAGGTTATCTATTAAAAGGCGAAACGCCCCGTGGCGCTTACGCCAGAGTTTCAAAAGCTGCCGCATCCTATTATGGTGAAAACGCACCCTATTGGGAAAATAGATTCTTCGAAGTTATGTGGAAAGGCTGGCTATGTCCAGCTTCTCCAGTTATGTCTAATATGGGTACTGCTCGTGGATTACCGATTTCTTGCGATACACTTCATTTAGATGATAGTGTCGATTCAATTTTTGATAAAGTACATGAACTAGCCATGCTGTCAAAACATGGTGCCGGAGTTGGCATCTATATGGGTGATGTTCGAGGTCGAGGTGCATTAATTTCCGGTAACGGAACTTCCGAAGGCATCATTCCTTGGGCTAAAGTATTTGATAGCACAATAATAGCTATTAGCCAAGGAAACGTAAGAAGAGGCAGCGCCGCTTTGTATTTACCTGTAGTTCATGCGGACATCGACGAATTTCTGGATATCAGAAGAGCCACCGGAGATATCAATAGGCGTTGTTTGAATCTAAACCACGCAGTTTGTATCACAAATGACTGGATGGAAGAGATGGTAAAGGGAGACGTAGAAAAACGTCAAACTTATCAAAAAATACTTCAAACTAGGGTAGAAACTGGCGAACCATACTTATTCTTTACCGATAATGTTAATAATCAAAATCCGGAGTGTTATACTGATAATCAGCTACAAGTAGTAACCTCAAATCTATGTAGTGAAATTATGCTGTATACCGATCCAGAACATACTTTTGTATGCTGCCTTTCTTCACTAAATCTGATGAGGTGGGACGAATGGAAAGACACAGATCTACCACAGATAGCTACCAGATTCCTAGATGCCGTGTTAGAAGAATACATAGTCAAATCATCAGGTTTACCAGGTCTCGAAGCATCCAGAAGATCAGCTATAAAAGGCCGAGCAGTTGGTATCGGGGTTTTAGGATGGCATTCTCTATTGCAAAGTAAAGGTTTACCTTTTGATAGTTTCGAATCCATGATGTTGAATGCTCAAATCTTCAAAACGATCAGAGACGGAGCTGAGAAAGAAACAGCCATAATGGCCAAAGAATTAGGCGAACCGGAATGGTGTCGAGGTTTCGGTAGAAGAAATACACATCTATGTGCCGTAGCTCCTACGGTAAGTAACTCCATAATCTCAGGAGGTCATAGCCCTGGAATTGAGCCTTGGGCTGCTAACATCTTTAACCAACGATCCGCTAAGGGTACTTTCATTAAAAAGAACGCTGAATTAGAAAAACTATTGATATCTATTGATCAAAATACTCCAGAAGTTTGGAAATCTATCAATAGTAAACAGGGTAGTGTACAACATTTTGATTTCTTAACTAAAAAGCAAAAAGAGATCTTTTTAACAGCTAGAGAAATCAATCAGCATGCCATCGTCAATCAGGCGGCTCAAAGACAGAAGTTCATTGACCAAGGTCAGTCAATCAATCTCTTTTTCGCTGCAAATAGCGATCCAAAGTATATCCATGAAGTCCATATGGCAGCATGGGAAAAAGGTCTAAAAGCTCTTTATTATTGCAGATCTGAAGGTGTTATACAAGGGGACCTGGCTTCTAGGACCAAAGAAGAGTGTGTTGCTTGCGAAGCTTGACATTAATTTAGAATTATGCTATAATATCTTAGAGGGTTAACATGAGTATATTGACACCTAGAATTACCTACAGTCCTTTTGAATATGACCAAGCTTTCAACTTCTGGGAATTACAACAGAAAAGCCATTGGCTTCATTATGAAATAGCTATGTCTTCCGATGTAAATGACTGGAAACTCAATTTATCTCCAACAGAAAAACATGTAATCGGTAGTATTTTAAAAGGTTTCGTATCTACGGAGATTTTTATACAAGACTATTGGGCCACAAAAGTATTTAGATGGTTTAAAAAACCAGAAATACAAATGATGGCTTCTTCTTTCGCTTCTATGGAAAGCATACATGCCGTTGCTTACGCTTACCTAAATCAAACACTGGGCCTAGAAGATTTCGACGATTTCCTACATGAACCAAGCGCTAAAGCTAAGATAGATAGGCTTATTGAAACAAGGGGTAAGTCTAAAGAAGATATAGCATTAAGTTTAGCTATATTCTCAGCCTTCAATGAAGGCGTTAATCTATTTAGCTCCTTCGCTGTTTTACTTAATTTCAGTAGATTCAACAAGTTAAAAGGTGTTGGACAAATCATTGCTTTCAGTATAAAAGATGAATCACTTCATTCCGAAGCCGGATGCTGGCTCTTTAGGACTTTTATAAAAGAGTTTCCAGAATTATGGACTGATGATTTGAAGAAAAAGATATACGATGCCGCACGTCTCACTGTTGAATTGGAAGACACTTTTATTGATAAAGCTTTCAAGCTTGGCAGTATAGAAGGATTGACTAAAGCAGATTTAAAAACATTCATTAGATTTAGAACTAATACCAAACTGACCGATCTAGGATTAAAAGCTAATTGGAAAAACATAGATAAGACCGCCTTAGAACGCATGAGCTGGTTTGATATTCTATCGGGCGGAGCAAGTCATTCGGATTTCTTCGCAAGTCGCGTATCTGAGTATTCAAAGGGACAAATTGATTTCAGTAACATATGGGAATAGAAGGAGTAAATATATGAAAGAATTAGAGTTTTTCAAGATAGATGACAATGGAATCCTACCTGTAAAAAGCTATAATGGCGATGCGGGATATGATTTAAAAGCCTTAAACTCTTTCGTACTATATAAAGATGAACTGCAAATTGTCTCTACCGGCATTGGCGTTTCAATGAAACGTTCTGATTTAGTAGGAATTATAAAAGGCAGGTCTGGTTTAGCTACAAAAGGCGTGCAAGTACTTGGAGGAGTTGTGGATTCAGGCTACGGAGGTGAAATAAAGATTATTCTTCACAATGTAGGTCCGGCACCGTTATCTTTTAAAGCTGGAGATAGAATCGCTCAAATAGTCTTTATGCGTATCTATCAGGAAACTGAAGATAAGGGTGACAGAAATGAAGCCGGATTCGGTAGCACAGGACTTTAGATTCTTAATAGACACGCTAAAATAACTTGCTTGACAAATAAAGCTGTATAATATATAATTTAGTTAGTGCTAAATGCACAGAAAGTGACTTAGAAATGAGAACAGAACATATTCCCGAGATTTTGAAGACCGCTTTTGATATCAGAGATAAAGGTGGAATGCTTTATCCTTGTTTTGTAAGTGCTCCTGGACTTGCAAAGACTTTCAGTGTCAAAAAGTTTGCCCAAGATAACGGGTTAGGATTAGTGATTCTTTCTTGCTCAACTTTAGAGCCGCCAGATTTTCGAGGCTTCCCAGATAAGATCGAAGTCGACGGTAAAGCCAGATTAGATTTCGCCACCCCTATTTTCTGGCCAAGTTCCGGAAAAGGTATTATTCTTTTAGAAGAACTTAACAGATCTCCTTCTTCCATTATGCAGTGCGTATTATCTCTAACCGATATTAGACGTGGTTTCGATAACTATACACTACCAGAAGGTTGGATTGTCGTTGCAAATATCAATGCAGAAGATTCTGTGTACGAAACAGCCTCATTGGATCCGGCATTAAAAGACCGACTGGAATTCTTTAACGTGGAATTTCATAAAGATAGCTTTGTATCATTCATCAAAGCTGCCGGTTGGAATAAGACTTTAATCAGGTTTATTGAATCCGGTATCTGGAAGTTCATTGATCCCGAATCCGTAGGCAATATTCCAGGTTCCAAATATATCAGTCCTCGTACTTTATCTCGGTTCAATGATTATCTTGAATCTAAATCAGACGAAAAGTTCAAGCAAACATTCTATACGTCCATCTTAGGCGTAAGTGTCGCCAAGGATTTCAGTGACTTTGAGAATGATCACACGATTCTTCTCTACAAAGATTTCTTGGCCAATAAGAAAGAAGCTCTAGCTAAACTTAAAGCTTTTTCAAATGTAGAGAATATGGAAAGTCAAAAGCTTCACATCTTTATTACAGATTTATTGGATCAAGAATCTGTACCGGACAAACATTTAGCTGAAGTATTGCGTGTAATTCCTGCCGATCAATCCTTGGGCCTTTTAAAGGCTTTGGAAGATAAAACTAAGGATTATACTATTAGTACTAAACTGCTTAAAGACTTTCCTTTTTTAAAGGACATCATCAGACCGGCCGTTAAGTATATGACGAGTGAAGCTAAAAGCTCTAGTTCTAGCTCAAGTTAATTGCCATAGAAGGATTCTCTATGAGTAAAGTCGTAGTATTTGATCAGTGCGGCTGTAAGTTTATTTATAAAGATGGAAAACTGCACTGTGAAGATGGACCAGCTATAGTTCATGTGGATGGAGCTCAATGGTGGTACTTAGAGGGTGTTCAATTAACTGAGGAAGAGTTCAAGCAAAGACTTGAACTTATGAGATTGGCCCAGTTTAATAAAATGATAGAAAAGGCTCTAAAATGAAAGACGGTCTACATATTGACGAATATGGCACTAAACGCTGGTTCTTAAAAGGCAAACTCCACCGTGAAGACGGTCCAGCCGGAGAATGGGCTGACGGTGCCAAAGCTTGGTACTTAAATGGTATAGCATTAACCGAACTAGAATTCAAACAACTTCAACGCAATAAACAATTCAACGACAATATTAACGAGGCTTTAAAATGATTCGCGTACTCTACATCGGAGATCCTCACGCAACTCCTGGGAATCTAACGGAATTAGATTCCCTTCTATCATTCATAGTCCAGTTAATCCAAGAAAGATCTATAGACCGTATAGTCCTATTGGGAGATCAATTTCATACTCACGCTAATGTACGATTAGAAGTCCTTGAATTCTGGTCTAAATGGTTAAAGAAACTAAGCGATACAGTTGAAACCGTAGCTCTAGTCGGCAATCATGATATGACTGGCCTAAAAGGCTCTACGAGCAATGCTATGTCCGTGTTTAAGGATAAGGCTGAACTCAACAAAAGTCTCCATATTGTAGAGACATTTAAAGCTTTAGGGCCATTTCTATATGCTGCTTATATTCATGATTCTAATGAATTCATATATAAAGCTAATCAAATTCTAGAAGAGAATGATTCTAGAGTACTTGTATCCCATCAGACTTACGCTGGTTCTCAATTTGAGAACGGCTTCTATGCTCCTGATGGAGTTGACCCAGATAAATTGAATGTAGGCGCCATTATTTCTGGACATATCCATAGAAGGCAGAGATTTGGTAAAGTCATATACCCTGGGACAGCCAGATGGCTGACAGCTTCAGATGCCAATGAAGACAAAGGTCTATGGCTAGTAGAGCACGATGACATTCTAGGGCATATTATTGAAGAAGAGTTTATTTCCACAGCCCATGTGTGTCAACCGGTACGGTCCGTTACTTGGAGAGAAGGCGAGGAAATGCCTGAAATTGCTCCAAATTCTAGGACAACTGTTGAAATGATTGGAACTTCGGAATGGATCAAACGAAGTAAAACGAAGCTCAAGGGTAAAGTATCCATAAAGACTAAAATCACTGATCATCTTAAATCCGCAAACCGTAAGCCCGGAACTTCATTAGCGGATTTTATTAATAATACTTTTGATATTTCTACTGGACTTTCCAAAGAAGACCTGGTACAATATATGAAGGAACTGGGGTTTTAAAATGAAAAAATCAACATTTATATTAATGAATTGCTTACTCTGGATAATCGTGTGCAGTGTTATTTTCCTTGAAATTATGATCGTTTCGCACCCCACTCCAAAGTATAAGATTGGAGATTGTGTTGTACTCAGAAATATTGATGACAATAAAATCAATGTGGTGATTAGAATAATAAATATAGATTTAACTAGAGAAAAGTATGGGGTTGTAGGATTTTATCATTGTATCGGTAATCGATGTCATATGGAAAGAGCTGGAATAACGATTGAAGCATTAGATCAATTTAGCGTTCCATATTTAACATCTTCAGTCATGGTTTGTCCTGAAGTAAGTAAGGAATTGAGTAGATGAAGACTAAAATTGAATACGACAGAGAAGGCAATCGGACCTGGTTTAAACTTGTCAAACCAGAACCGTTGCACAGTAATGGCTTAGTTTCATCAGCATATTTTGAAGTCCATCGTGAAGACGGACCGGCGATAATGTACAATGATGGTTCAGAAGAATGGTTCTTAAACGGTAAGCTCCATCGCGAAGACGGTCCTGCTATCACCGGTTCTGGCGTATTGCAATGGTACTTTGAAGGTAAGTTACATAGAGAAAATGGCCCCGCTATTGACAATGCTAATGGACTTAAATTGTGGTATAACCACGGTGATCTTCACCGCGAAGACGGTCCTGCAATAGAATATATCGACGGCACTGGCAGTTACTGGTTAAACAATACACTCTGTACCGAAGAACAGGCGGAACATATAAAGCATACTGCCCAGTTCAATAAGAATATAATTGAGGCTTTAAAATGAGCGAAGAACTTTCAAAATCATTACAAGAAATGGCCAAATTGGTCATTTTCAGTGGTAAAATTACAGAACTTCATGAGAAAAACATGAAAATGTATCCATATGTATTTTTTGAAGGTATTCAATCGTGTCATATAGACTATGACCTTTCCCATAAACAAATAGCTTATAGCATAGAGTCTCGCAGCAATGCTATTGTTACTTATAGTCTTGTAATTGCTGAAGATGCTATTAATGACCAAATCGAAAAGCGTTACGCTGCTTTAGAATCTGCCTTAAGAGGATTATTTTGGAAAGATTTAACAGTTGAAATTATCATTAATGATATAATTATGTATAAGAGTGCAAAATGAGTAGATTTAAAACACCGCTTTTCCCAACATCTGAAACGTCCGTGGAGATAATAGCTCCACCTACTGATTTATTACCGGCACAGTTGAACCGCGTTCATAAATTCATAGAAGATGGAATGCCTGGTGTGGCGGCTTTAAAAGATACTACTTTACATCAGATCATGGAATTATACCTAGACGGTAAAACCTATAAACAGATTTCACAAGCACTTAGAGTTAAACAGGATTTGGTGATGTTTTTGTCCCATAAATTCAAATGGCATGAAGCTAAATGGGAACATTTGTCTGAGATTCAACAAAACGCTCAAGCAAAAGTCTTAGAAGAGAAGTTAACCAACATGGACTTTACGCAACAGTTAAATCATGCTTTGAGAGCTAAAATGAAGAAGCCAATCAACAAATGGATAGCTACAGGCGACGATTCTATGTTGCAAGATCTGAATTTCAAGGATATTGATACTTATTTAAAAGTGACGGAAGCTCATTCAAGATTAACAGCTGAGCCAAAAGCTGCTCCTAAAGCTCCTACCGTCAATATTAACATGGGTAATTCCGGTATAAATATCAAGAATTCAGATGAAACCATAGATATTTCCAGTCCAAGACAAAATTTCCATAGTCAACAGCTCCAGAATATGGCTGAGTTTAGACGTGGACAAGAGAACAAACACAAAATCCATAGGAATAATCCTAAGGATGAAACCGAAGGGGAAGATAATGAATAGTTTTAAAATCGTGTGGGTTAGTGCTGCTTCAGCTCTAACTATATTAATAGGCGGCATTAGCTTGTTAGGCGCTATTGACCGTCCCGTTACGGTAGCTGATCCGGATACAATCGTACTTACTTCGTCTAATTCATTGATACTAAACAAACCTATGATGAGTGGCTATTTGTCTAAATTATCAGTAGAAGCCAGGGAACTAGATCGTGCATTGGACAGTAAATTCCCTAAGTCCAAACCGCCTATCTTTTTAATCTTAAGTACTCCAGGTGGCGAAGTTGAAGCTGGTCTTAGATTTATTGATAATTTGAACAGCCTAGGCAGGCCGGTTCATACTGTTACCGTATTCGCAGCTAGCATGGGATTTCAGACCGTACAGGGACTTGGCGAACGGTATATCTTAAAGAGCGCTAAGCTTATGTCTCATAGAGCTACCGGTGGAGTAGAAGGTTCATTTGGCGGACAAACACCGAGTCAACTTGAAAACCGTTTAGCTTTTAATAAGCAACTTATTTTCGAAATGGATTCATTAACTGTAAAAAGGACCAATGGAAGACAGACACTAGATAGTTATACTAAAGCTTATTCTAATGAACTTTGGCTGACCGGCACAACAGCAGTTGAAGGTGGCTATGCAGATAAGATCATGAAAGTAAAATGTGACGATTCCTTGACTGGCACTACTACAACAGAAGTGTCCGCTATGGGTTTTAGTTTTCAAGTAACTGTAGATAAATGTCCAGTAAACATTGGAATCCTGGACGCTGTACAAATACTCTCTACCACTAAGGGTAAAATGCTTGTAAGCGAATTCTTAGCTTCCGGTGGCGGTTTCGGCGCTGATTGTTTATCTAATAAAGATAGACTTTGTGCGTCAGATCCTACAATGACTTTAACTACCATTGAAAAGGTCAAAAAAGCAGCTATTGAATCACTGTCTACCGCCGGTGATTTGACACAAGGATTTCTTTTCTAATGCCTATGATCGTATATACTTGTGAAAACAAGCATTCAGTTAGCAAGTTCTTTCGGTCGGCCAAGGATGCGCCGTCCGAGAGTACTTGCGCAAAGTGTGACCGGACAGCCTTAAAGAAGTTGTCCGGTCCTAATTATGTCTCCAAAGTGACCATCGATAACGGTGTGATGGCCAGAAGTGTAGAAATTATTCCTAGTATCCTTGAGATTAATCAAGCTAAGTCCGAAAAAGACTTTACGAAAGAATAGACAGAAAGTAGTTTAAATGTTAAAGCTTAAGGAATTAAGATTTAAAAACATAGGCAGATTCACAGAAGAGCAGGTTATTGATTTCCAATCACTTGGAACTCTAGTACAAGTGGATGGGCAAAATAATAACACTGGTGGTTCTTCTGGTGCTGGTAAAAGTTCTGTCTTCAATTCCATCGACTATCTTTTTGGTTTAAATGACATAGCAAATACTGTTCTTCAGTCCCGACTAACCAAAGAGACTATCGAAGTTTCAGGCACTTTTGATTGGGACGGCCAAGAACTCACGATCTCCCGTTCCAAAGCCAAAGGACTTTCACTTGCCACTTATGGCAACGTTATAAGTGGCAGTTCAAAACTTGCCGAAGAAAAACTAGATGAAATCATTGCCATTCCAAGACATCTATTCCGCCCAATGATCCATAAACGCCAAAAAGAAGGCGGCTTTTTCCTCAATTTCACCCCTAAGGAAACGCATGAATTCCTCACCGATTGCCTTGGATTAACTTCCTATAGAGATAAATCTGAAATCTTAGATCTTAAAATCAAAGAACTAACTAATGAAAAAGCCAAGCTTACTAACGAACTTGGGCATCTAAATGCCTCTTTGCAAGCTACCGAACTTAGTCTTATCACTTTAGGCGAACCTCCAATTGAAGAAATTGATCCCAGATTCCTTCTGGTTCAAAAAGATCGCCTAGACCAAAGCATAGCAAAAGCTAAGGAACTATCCCAAAAACATTCCCAAGCTCTATCATATTATGATCTGGTTAATAAAATTGATTTCAAGCCTACCCCTTTCGATCGTTCTGGTCTATCGGAACTTAAGGAACAATTAACCGTTCATAATCTACGAACTAAGGCTATCTATTCCAACGAACACGAAAGAGTCAGAAAAGCACAATCTGAGGCTCATTTATTAAAGTCAGAGCTTATCGAATTAAAGCGCTCTAAAGAGAACGGAAACTTGGCTAAAAACAAGATCTTACAGCTCACTGAAGAACTCCAAATTATAAACGGCCAAACGTGCCCTACTTGTACCCAGATTTGGCCACTTATAAATTCAGCAAAGAGGGCCGAAACTATACATTTGGAGATAGAAAGACTTAACTTAACCGTAGAAGAATCCCTGAGAGCTTCCAGCTTATTTGATGAAAAAGTACCCTTGTTAAAACCTTTACTGGATGAGAAAGAGTTTAATACTCCAGAGAGAGCTAATATACTAGAAGAGCTAGAAACTGAAGAAGTCAGATTGAAGCAGCTCGTACAGGAAGCTGAACAGAAAGAACGCGAGCATAGTCGTTTGGAACAATCGCGGGCAATCGCTTCGTCGGAGAGTTATCATAGAGGTTTAAGCATCTTAAAAGACTTACAGGGTAGGGAGCTGGAACAGCTCAGGGGGCAGATACAGTTAGAGAAGAGTATCTATGACACATCTCAAGCTAAAATCACTGCCTACCAATCGGCCATGGTTAAGTACTCTATACAGCACACTTCCTTCAATGAAAGAATCTCCATTTACAAAGGCTTAGCGAGTACTCTGATTCTAAATCTAAATGCCTTAGACAAAGAATTTCAATTGGTTAGCGAACTTAAACGGGCCATAAAGAGCTATATCTCCTGTTCATTCGATTCAGCCCTAGAAGCTATAAGCGATGGAGCTACGACGATCATAAGAGGGATTCCAAATATGTACGGTGCTACCATACAATTGTATGGTATTACCGAACGAAAAGACGGTAAGATTAAAGAAGAAGTATCCGCTGAGATTTCAATGGACGGCGAATTAGCGATCCCAATTAAGAGTCTATCTGGCGGAGAACGGTCTTCTGTAGACTTAGCCGTGGATTTGGCTGTAGTTGATTTCCTAGAGACTCAGACAGGAAAAGGTTGCGATTTCATGTGCTTAGATGAACCGTTCAACGGCCTTGATGCTGCTTCAATTGAAATGGCCTTAGAAGTTATAAAGAATGCCAACATATCCAAACGAGTACTTTTGATCGATCATAATCCGATCATCAAAGGCTTTCTAGACGATCGTATCACGGTAGCGCGCGATGGGGCTACAAGTAAAATTACTTGACAGTCTTAGAAGTTAGTGTTATAATTTAGGAGAGGTATTATGAGCGACTTAGAACTGATTGAACGAGAAATAACTGAATACTTAGAGAAATCTGACAATCTATCACACGAAGATCAAAGAAAGTATTTGCGGGCGATTTTCGATAAGCAATCTCAATTAATGAAATTAGGCCATATAGTTAACCGTATGGATATGCTGCAAATGGTAAGCAGGTCTAAATCTATCTTTTCAACTCAGACAGTTCCTATGTTCATTTCCCATAAGAAGGTTGATACTTCCGAATTAGTTGCCGTAGCTGTTATTGAGGCGACTTTAGGATATCTGAATAACAAAGGTTTATTAAACAAATCCATTAAATTGGAATATACTAAGGAGTAATAAAATGGCCCGTCCAAAGAAAAGTATCCAAGAACAAGTAGAAAAGCTTTATCCAGATTTCATTGAAGCCACAGCCGGTTTATCAGTAGAAGATCTTGAACTTAAGCTTTCGACCTACGCTAAATCTCAAGAAGAGATCATCGTAAGTCAAGAAGAAGACACGAAATTATCTGATACCAAAGAATTGCTTAAGGAGCTAAACGCCCCTTATGGAGATGCTAAGAAAGCTATCCGTTTAAAGATGCGTTTTATCATTGCTGCAATTAAAGATGCTGGCGGAAAATGACTTCTAAACGCCTGCTTGCGTTGGATGTAAGCACAAAAACGGGCTGGTCTCTAATTATAAGCCATTCAGATGGTACTTATGAGTTAGAGACTTACGGACAGGTACCTAAGGTACCAATGCCCGAGGGCGAGTATCCGGGCGTTTTTGTAGATTGGGCCTATGATTGCTATCTTCCTATAGCTCAGATTATTGAGGAAACTCATCCCGATATTCTTATAGTGGAAGAAACCTCTAAAGGTTCCAAAAATGCCCTCTCTCAAAAGATCTTGGAGTTTACTCATTATCTATTGGCTTCGTATATAAAAGAAACTGGAATTGAATCTCATTATTTGATGACCGGTGAATGGCGCCGAGCGACTGGTTGCAGTATGAGTTTGGAAGAAAAAGCCCGTAATAAGGAAGCTAGGACTTTTAAGAAAAAGAATAAGACTAAAGTAGCTAAAGATGCGCAAGGAAAACGTATCGGCATCATAGGTAAAAAGCATGTTAGCATTAGAAGAGCTAATGAGATCTTTGGCTCTCAGCTAAAAGAACCGTTAAGACGAAAAGATGAAGATGCTTCCGAAAGTTTGCTTTTGGCAATTGCAGGACATGTAAAGATAACTGGAGTTAAATTATGAGTACGAATTTCTGGTCCCAAAATCAAGATCCAAACCGATATGAAGATGACAGTACGTTCCGTGACACTCCCGATCAATGGGGAAATGCACCTTTGAATATAAAGACTATTCAACCTGTCCAGCAAGCGGCTCCAGTCGTACAGCAAGCGGAAGAAATACATCAAGTATTCGAATCATCTGAAGAGCTTACAATAGAAGATACGGATGATGATTTTACTGACGTACTATCAGATGCTCGTCTAAGATTAGAACAAGGCAGTCTTTACGAACTTATAATGAATAGCGATCTTTTTGGAGGCTCCGAATCTAAGGCCGCAAGAAACGTCCAAAGAGAAATTCGCCGTTTCGCTAAAGAACGCATGGAAATTATGCTTGGTATGAGGCAGGAAGTTCAAAAAGTAGATCCGTTATCCGCTCATTTTAGTGAGATGGAAATAATGACTCTTAAGGCCGTACTTCGCAATATGACTCAGAACAAGCCTGCTATTACTGCCGCGCCTGTGACGCAAATGGCTGTTAAACCAATAGCTTTGAATCCTATTGAACTTAAGTCCAAGCCGACTCTCAGTACGTTAGCAGTGCCCGCTTCTACTTTGCCGCCTAAGCAAGTTCAAGTTCCTAAATCTGCACCGATGCCTTCTAAAGGAACTCCCATTAGACGAGAAGCTAAACCTAAAGCTGCGACACCTGTTACTTCGAATGAGGAAGTGGATACTACTAATATGACTCTTCAGGAACGCAATGCTTTGGTAACTGAAACTCAAAAGTCCAGGAAACCTAAGAGGCCAAAAGATGCGAAACCTATGCCGTCTCTAGATCAAAGAAATCAAATGGCCACTCAACAAGCGGCAGCGACTATGTCCGCTTCCCTAGGGACACATCCGGCAGTAAGAAATTTAAACATGTCTAACTTAATGGACTACTTTAAGAAGTAGGTCATTATTAACCTTGCTATTACGACACAATCGTGATATACTAATCAATAAGGAGTACCCAAATGGAAAGTAATAAAACCGCCACACAAAGAATCGAGGACTTAGAAAAAGGCTTAATGAGCACTTTTCAAGTCGTTGAAATGATGACTAAAGATATTTTGACACTTAAAGATGCTGTCAAATTATTAAACAATAAACTTGATGCAGTTGTTAAGACTTCAAAAAGTGGACTTGAATTATCTGAAGACAATATAGGCGCTCATATGATTGCTAATAATGTCGCTGAATTAAAAGCTAAAGTCGATAGCCTTGTTGCACAAGGTATCCTATCGCCTGGAGATACAGTAACTGACAATTCATTTATTGTCGGTCGAGAAATCGATAGTACTGGCCAAGTTGTAAATCCACGTTTACAAGTTGTATTTTCCGCTTTAACTGAACTTGCTAAAGCAAAACTTATTGGTGCAAAAGTGGGCGATCTTATTGAAATCGAAGAAGGCAAGTTGAAATTAGAATTGATGGAAACTTTTTCTATCGTTCAACCTGATGCTCCTTCAGCTGAATCAGCTACAGCTGTTGAAGCTACCGCTCCTGCTTTAGAAGCGGAAGTTTTAGCTCCAGCCGCTGAGTGATCTATTCGTATTTATACCCGCCCCAATTACGGGGCGGGTTTTCTTTGAAGGGACTTCATATGAGTAAAGAAGATTTCGACGAAATGTTAGTTAAAGCTGCTCTCGCTAAATGGGATAAAGAAAATGCCCATTGGACCGATGAGCAACTTGTAGCTTTCGATAAGAAGAAAACAGAAGAATATGAAGCTTTTAAAGTCAAAAGAACCAATGCTTTAGCTCCACAAATGGCGGAGAATCGCAAGAATTGGCCAACTCCTGAACAGATTAAAACCCATAGGGAAGAATCGTTTAAAGATCAAATGCTGGAATTAGATGCTTTTATTAATAAACTATTACAGCAACACGAAACACCTATTCCAGTTTCTAATAGAAAAAGTTCATAATAGCCGTTTCAGTTGCCGCAGCGTTTACAGCTGTATTGGCTTATATAGTGTTTAGTTAATAGAAAGGTTCTATACAATGCATAAAGTTAATCCTAAGAATTTCCTTAAAAGTGATGATGCAAAGAATATTCTTAAAAGTTATTTAGCGTTTACAAAGAAGAATAAAAGATATCCTAGTTCTACAGACATGTTTAATTCAGGTTTTAATAAAGATAGTATCCGATATCATTTTGGAAGTTTAACTAAATTAAAAGAAACAGCTTTGATCCATTCACCTAAGATTAAGGGATCTATAATTTCCAATATTATAAGGGAATCGGATTCTTCAGATGAATTGCAAAAACAAGTTAAGAATTTCAAACGATTTATAATCACTTCAGCAGTAAGTGGCGCTCCGGCACATGTAGATTTCCTAGCTAGTCTTCATAATTACTGTAAAAGTAATAAAGCTTTGCTATTACTCATGCCGACGGATCATGTAATGAAAGATGCGGATCCAAAACTATCAGGCGAGAACTGGGTATTCGGAAAACTTAATCTGAATTCTAACTTATGTTTAAGTAATATTAAAGTTCCTGCTAAAAATAGCAATCCTTTAACTAGCCTAGCCCGCCTTGGACAACGTAATGGTTCTACGATCATAGCTAGTCCAAAGCAATCTCTAGAGTTCATTGCGACCGGGAACAGCAGTTTACCTCATGCCATTATGTCTACAGGAGCTGTGACTAAGCCTAATTACTTTGATAAAAACGGTAATCAAGATAGATCGTCTAGTATTGCCGAAAGCGATCATGTATTCGGCGCCGTCGTGGTTGAAATAGAAAATGATGAGATTTATCACTTTAGACAAGTACAATTCATAGATAAAGGCTTCGTAGATTTAGGATTTCAGTATACGTCTAAAAAAATCATCAAGATGAATCCAACGCATTTCGTAATTGGCGATTATCATGTAACTGAGACTAATCCAGTAGTTGCAAAAGCTTGGGATGAAGTCACTTCCGCTTTAGGTAATCCGGTCAGAATTCACCACGACTTCTTTAGCGGCGTATCAATTAATCATCATGAAGAACAAGATATACTACGTAAAGCTCAATTATCTAAAGGCGATAAGCTTAGTCTTGAGAAAGAACTTCGTGAATGCGCTAAGATATTGAATCAAGAGACAGAAAAAGCTAAAACCGTAGTTATCGTAGATTCAAACCATCATGATTTTCTTAGCAAGCACTTCTTAGCAAAGATGAAATTCGCTATGGATCCTTTAAATGTGGAATTTGCTTCAAGATTAGTCGGAGCAATGGTCAATGGCGAAAGTCCGCTACAATATGCTTTAGAGAAGATAATAGGCCTAAAACATCCAGAGCGTATCAAATGGCTCAAGATGGACGAGTCCTATACGGTAAGCGGAATAGAATTAGGTACTCACGGACATAAGGGAGCTAACGGATCCAGAGGTTCAGCTAATACTCTAGAACGGGCTCATTTGAACTGTGTGGTAGGACACAGTCATACGCCAAAGATTTTAAGAGGTTTCTGGCAAGTCGGGACTAGCACTCACTTAAGACTAAACTATACTCAAGGCGCCTCATCTTGGTTTAATACTTCGTGTTTAGTTTATGAAAATGGAAGTCGTCAAATGATTAATTGTATCAATGGTAAATGGAGATTAAAATGAAGAATGGTTTAATTATAGATAAAGATGGTAATAAATTCGTTTATTTAAACGATAAATTACATTGCGAAAATAATCCCGCAGTTATCATGACTACTGGTGCGATGGAATGGTGGATCCATGGGATATTGCAAGGCAAAAGTTGGTGGACCAAAGGTCCTTATCCAGGTTTTGATGAATGGATACATGCTAAATCGGTTTCCGAAGAAGATCACGCTCTGTGAGTAGAGCAGGGAATGCCTCCGGAAATAATAGAATACAAGCCCGGCCATGATGACGTAACTGAACAGCAATACAATGAATGGATTCGTAATAAATAGTTCAATAAGAACATAATTGGAGCCCTCAAATGAGCAATAACACTATAGAAACTTTAGATAGAATCATAAAAGAAGCACAAGCTAGAGCGGATCTATGTCAGACTAATATCGATAAATTACAATACGATATAGATATGTACGTTACTTTAAAAGATGTCTTAGATGAGAACTTGTCCGTCTTAAAACAATCAGATACTATTGCGTCTATTCCAGAATATAAGAAAGCAAATATTGAAAAGCAAGCCGTAACGAAACGGCTATCTGAGCTATATGAAGCCAAGAACATGTTCATTGGATCTTTATCAGCAGTAGTGCTTGTTATGGAAAAAGCCCTAAGTCAATATGCCGATGCGGTTAAAATACAAGAAGCTGGCAATGTAATTTATGTCAACTTCAAAAGAGAATAATATGGATAAGAATGATATTAAAAACAAGATCTTGACTGAGGACGATTACATTAGATCGCCTAAGTTCTCTAATTCATTGAATAAGTTCACTGCCAAGAATCCCGAAGGTGTCAAAGAAGAAGCTATAGCTAAACTCTTATTATTGACCGAACGGGAAGTCCATGAAATCTATGAAGAGACTATCGAAATCCTAAGAAGTAGGATGAATAAGAAATAGCTTGCCTTCTATTTTCTTATGTGTTATACTGGAAAGAGAAAGTAGGTCTTCGTGAGTAAAGCTAATTATATTCTAGCATTCGATACCGAAACCGGCGGAATGAATCCCGATTCGTGCGATATTCTAACGGCTTACTTCACTATCTTGGATAGTGAATTAAGAGTTGTAGAAGAACTTAATTTGAAACTAAAACCAGACTCTGGTATCCCTATCGCTGAAGCCGGAGCTTTGGAAGTCAATAAAATCGATCTAAAAACACATCTTGAAGATCCAGATACTATTACTTATTCAGAGGCTAAAGTTAAACTTTTGACAATGATTAGTAAATACTCGGACAAAAAACGCAATCTAAGACCTCTTGGACAAAATGTGTATTTCGATCTGTTCTTTATATGGAAACATTTATTGACTAAATCTGAGTGGGATGTTTATATTGACTATGCCGTAATTGACACAATGCTCATTTGTCAATTCCTCAAGGATTCCACATGGTTACCGCAAGATGTTGGAAAGCTAAGTATCTTGGTTGATTACTTCGGTCTGCCAAAACGCGAAGCTCATGAAGCTCGCGCTGACGTTCTAATGACAGTTGATGTTTATCGGGCTTTTATTAAGCTCATGGAATCTAAGAAAGAAAACTCTGCAAAGCAAGATTTAATCAGCTTGCTGGAAAGCGAATGATATGAAATATCTATTAATTCTGCTACTTACAGCCTGCGCTTCTATTCCGCCGCCTATCGAAAGAGATAAGTTAGATCCAGGTTCCATTCCAGTAAAAGAGACAGCAAGCATAGCAGATCAAAAAGCTGCTACGGATGCTTTGAAAGCTTTGCTTAGAATCACCTATTACGTTGGTTGTGTTGAAAGTATTATAAATAACTTAAAACTAGTCGGCGTTAATAAAGACAAGTCCGTAAAGATATGCGAAGAAGAAGCTAAAGTATTTGATCCAAAACAAACCGGCGTATATAAAGATACAATGTTTATTCAACAGTTCTAAGAAAGGCGAAACATGAATTATCATAGTGATTTTGATAAATTGCAAGCAGAGTTTTTAATAAAGATCAAACGAACTAAACTGTGGCACTATTCTGTTCAGGAAGGATTTTACTCTATTCCAGAACTTACTACAACTTTCATAGCCTTTCCCGGTCTAGAAGCTCAACAATTGAATGAGAAGTTTAATGATGAAGGTTTGTCTTTTCACACTAATAATGGTGGGGTACCGATTTTCAAACGTTGCATAGAGCCTAACCCGGAATCCTTAACGGAACTTCCAGCTGGATGCTATCAGTATAGTAGAGCAGCTATGGAGACGCCTGAGCATCTAATTCCTATGCAACTCAGAAAAGAGACCGTTATACGGATTAGTAATGTAGTAGAAAAAGTATCTAAAGATATAGAGGCTTTTCTGTCTAATGAAGATTTATATAAAAGCACTGGAGTTATCTATAAAAGAGGATTCTTGTTCTATGGACCTCCGGGCAATTCTAAGTCCACCACTATACGTGAATTAGTTAATTCTGTATTTCCTAAAGATGCTATAATTATTTTCTTGAAACATATGCCGGAGCTTCATTTTTTGCAACATATGAGCCATACGCTTGGTGATAGATTGAAAGTGTTTATTCTTGAAGAAATGACTGAAATCGTACGTTCCAGTGAAAGTATGGGCGATTTAGATGAATTATTAAACTTCCTAGATGGCGAACTTTCTCCAAGCAGGGCGATATTCATCGGATGTACTAACTATCCGGAAGACTTACCGGGCAATATAGTCAGACATTCCCGTTTTGATTCCAAGTACTTATTTAATAATCCTACCGATTCCGAACGTAAGACCCTGTTAACTCATTGGCTAGGTACTGAACCTTCTGAAAAGATATTCAAGGCTACCAAAGATTACTCAATTGCTTATCTTAAAGAACTGTTCATATACCATAAATTACATGGAATTACCTTGGAACGGGCTCTTGCAGATTTAAAGGATCAAGAAAAGCTGATCCTGGAGAATTTTGCCAAAGGCAGAAACATCGGATTTGGAGAGGAATAAGAAATGTCTTTCCTGGTTTCACCGCACACACATCCCGAATCCCCTTTAACAGGCAGCACGCTGGCTCATATGATCGACAGAGCTAAAGAGCTTGGTAGAGAATACTTTGCCTATACTGACCTTGGACATCTGTCCTCAGCATTAAAAGCGTACGGTCTAACTAAGAAAGCAGGCTTGAAATTTATCCCTGGTATGGAGATCTATTTCAAAGATCCTACTTGTACCTTATTGACACAAGGCAATATTGCGAAAGCTAAGTATTTCACAACTACAGTCTATTGCGAAGATCAAGAAGCTTATCAAGCGCTTTGTAGGATCGCTAGTAAGACTGATTCAGATTACGTTACAGTTCAAGGCGAAGCTCACCAATTATGGACCTGGGCTGATCTTGACGCTATCTCTAAATTCAATACTAATATAGTCCTAGGCGGCATCCATTGCTTGGTCTCCAAACCGATGTTGGCCGAGCAGGCCACTATTGGGAATCAAGTGCTATCTAAGTTAATCAAGATATTCGGTAACCGAATTCGTGTTTCTATGCTTTGTGAACCTTGGACTAAGATGTGGTGTTCCTTAGTTGAAATCAGATATCAAGACGGTTCTAAAGATATATTAAAATCAACTGATTGGGTAACTACAGATAAAGCCAGAAGAATCAAGGCTTCTAACCTTCTATTCGGCAATTTGCATACCAGAATCAAAAATAAGTCAGATAATCTGATTTACTATCCGATAGATAAGGCTATTAAAGAAGTAGTTGAACATAAAGGTTTTATTCCCCTTCCAGGAGGCGATGTAACACTAAGAGTCAATAAATTCCTGCGTGCTTTGGCAAATAAGTATAACTTGCCAATACTTGCGACTGATTACGCTTACTACTCAAACAAAGAGGACAAGATAGTCCAAGCTATGCGCCTAGAAGGCGACACAAAACTTCAACCGAACTTCCACATGAAGAACCAAGACGAGATCGTAAGCTATCTCACTAAACAAATGAATTTGACAGTCCTTCAGGCCGAAGCTGTTCTAGAGAACAATACTAAATGGGCCTCCTTGTTCGACAATTTAACTTTAACTTATGAATGGCGCCTCGCTGATAGCGGCGGAGATCCCTTAAAGCAAGCTATGGTCATTATTCGTGAAAATGGGAGAATGAGGTGGGATGATTCTACCTATGTTGAGAGATTAAGGTACGAACTCAATGTTATAGCTAAAAACGGCAAAAAAGATCTCACAGCTTACTTTTTACCTATTAGAGATGTATTGAATCATTATAAGGAAAATGGTCAGCTAACTGGGCCGAGCCGTGGGTCTGCTGGTGGATCGCTGTTCTGTTATCTACTTGGAATCACGCAGTTAGATCCAATCAAATGGGATTTGCCATTCAACCGTTTCTTCTCTATGGAGCGGATTATGATGGGGAAGCTTCCTGATGTCGATGTTGACCTTGAACATCGTGAATTACTAGTAGGTAAAGACAATAAATCCGGATACCTATATAATACTTGGAGCGATAAAGCTGCTCAAATTAGTACCAGAACTACTATAAGACTTAAATCAGCTATTAAAGATGTTCATCGATATTTAAATAACGGTAAAGTTGAACCTTATATCGAAACCCTCACTAAAGGTCTACCTCCGCCTCCACAAGGAATTTCCGATAGAGACTTCGTCTTTGGTTTCGAAGATAAAGATGAAGGACATGTTCCAGGTCTAATCGAAGGGTCTGATGATCTGAAAGACTATGTAAAAAAACATCCTAAGGACTGGAATATAGTAACCAAAGCTATGGGCCTAACTCGTGCATTCTCCACTCACGCAAGCGCTTTTTTGCTCTCAGATATCCCTATCAAAGATACTATACCTACCAAAGAAGGTCATATAACTCAATATGAGGCCAAAGAATCGGAAGCCGCCGGACTCATTAAATACGACTTCCTGGTTGTAAGCCAGTTAAAAGACATCCGAATCTGCCTAGATCTAATCAATAAACGAAGCGATTCCTCCCTAGAAGTAGGGCAGTTTATCCACAAAGATAAACAGCTATATATCTGGGATCTTCCAGAACTACCAGAAGTCTTTAGGAGTATTTGGGGCGGCGCTACGGAAACTCTATTCCAGATCAACTCTAGAAGTATGACTCCTTTTGTTATGGAGATTCTACCGGATAGCATCTATGATTTAGGACTCATACTTGCCCTGGTTCGTCCAGGCCCATTGGACTTCGTTGACGCCGATACCGGTAGAAACATGGCTGAAGAATACGTGGAGCTACGTAAAGGCAACACTACTCCTAAGATAAAAGAACTAGCAGATATTCTACCTGAAACTCATTCAGTTATTGTGTTCCAAGAACAGTTGTCTACAATTGCAAAAGTCTTAGCTGGATTTACCAATGAGGCAGCCGAGTTACTGCGCGAGAATATGGCTAAAAAGAAGATGACTGAATTAATGAAAATTAAGCCAGCATTTCTTGAGGGAGCTTCGAAGAATACGTCGTTGGAGACCGCTGAACTGATCTGGGAACAGATGGTTACATTCGGTAGATATGGATTCAGTTGTTTTACCGAGGATCAATTGATCCAGACTAAATTAGGTGTTAGAACTATCAAAGAAGCTTATGAAACTAAAATGGAAATCGCCTACCTCGATGATAATAAAGTAAAATACGAATCCCCCTCACATTGGTTTGATCAGGGAATTAAAGAAGTATTTGAAATAGAATTAGAAGACGGAAGTCTAATAAAATGCACAAGTGATCATCTTTTTATGGATGAAAATGGGCTGTGGAAGACAGCTAAAGAGATGGTAGAGTTAGGATTCTTTTATGGCCAAGAATAATAAGCCACCAGTAATTTGCAAATGCGGTAGAAAAGTGACTGCCAATACCCTTAAACAGCATATTGCCTTGAAGTGCACCTTGTCTAATAGTGATAAATTGATTAAAATGGTTGACAAAAATATACAAAATGATATCATTAAACAAAGTATAGCTGAAGAACTGGGATATCGGTTGTGGATATTCTGGGATTTAGATGAAGATAAATGGCCAGAGATATTAGAAAGTTTTATATGCGAAAATTAAAGATTAAATCCATAAAATCTATAGGCTTACAGAATGTTTATGACATTGAAATGCCTAGTAAAAACAACTTCTTACTAAGTAATGGCGTTGTTGCTCATAATTGCATCCATTCAATAGGTTACAGTTACATCACTTATGCTTGCATGTTCTTAAAGCATTTTTATCCCCTAGAATGGTGGACTGCGATTCTGACCAATGCGACTGAAACTGAGATCTCAGGCCAATTTTGGCCTTATGTAAAAGACATGCTTTTGCCACCGGATATCAATCTGTCTACCGACGTCATGGTTGTGGATTATAGATCTAAGAAGATCAGATCCAAGCTTGGAATAATAAGAGGGATCGGCGAAGCCACTATTACTCCAATAGTCGAAGGTCGTCCTTATAAGGATATCCATGAATTCATTGAGAAAGACGTTGCAGGATATAGTGTTACCAGACGTCTGATCCATGTAGGAGTTCTAGATAGCTTATTCCCTGTAGAGTTTACGTTCTTGGATAGAATTCAGGCCTATGAGGATGCTTTGGAATTAAAGAAGTTCGAAGTCAAGAAAGAAGAAGCACGTATAGATGGCAAAAAACTAAGGGCTACGGGACCTAAAAAGGGCCAGATTCCAGAAGAATACTTGAACTTAAGCCCGATTCAGGATGCTGCTCTAAAGAAAGCTGTTCTACCTAGTTTTCCTATTGATCTCCATAGTTTAGCTAGAAAGCATTCTAAGGTAATTTTGCCTCATGCCGAAGTACCTAGAGTTCAAAGCGCAAATGGATATGGTTCTATTTTGCTCACTGGAGCCGAACTAAAAGCGCTAGACGAACAACCGGGGGAAGATATTCAAAAGGATAAGTACGTGGCCGTTACCGCTTTCATTACGGATGCTAAAGAATTTACCTACGCCAAAGGACTCAAGAAAGCTTTAAAACTTATCATAGACGCTGACGGACATGTATCCGAGCGCGTCATTTGGCCCGACTATAATTCCGGTGAGTTGAACTATCCTGAAGCACTAAAAAAGGGCGTCATAGCTACTTTATTCCTGAAGAAACGAGTTGGCAGGCAAGAGCTCTCTTTAATGAATGTAGTGATTGAAACTAATTGACTTCTATTATAAAATGTGATAAACTGAAATAACCCTAGGAGACCTAATGAAAACAGATTACGGCAAAGTAACTAAAACTAAGAAGATCGACAAAGAATTGACATTAAAGGTGATTCAAAATGAGATCAATGGCAGAGTATTCGTTGAGTTCTCTAGCGCTGACGGTAAATTAGTCGTACAGAAGAGCTTCCAAAATACCCACATGGGTAAAAAAGAACTTGCTGCATTTGAAGGCAAGTTTAAATCCATTAAAGAGTTCAAAACCTACTTGGGTATAAACTAATGCGATCGAATAGAAAAGTGGCTAAATAGCAAGTTTAACTTGTCTTTTAGGTCAAAATCTATTCGAACGGAAAGATAATATGGTCGAAAGTTACGAATACAGAAATAGATACGATATGGATTGCTTTACGCTAGAAGGCAAAGATTTCTGGTCAGCGGACTATAGGGATTGGCCTAATGGAGATGTAAGATATTTTGTTGTCCCTTCAGGACGATCGAACACGGAAGTAATTCATGGGTATTTTGAAGTAGAAATAACTAAAGAAGAATTTGAAGAACGTAAACAGATTTTCGAACATCAAAAACGATTATCTGAGTTTAACCAAGCAATAAGCGGGAGCTTAAAGGAGTAATATATGTCATTAACTAAAATACTAGCAGATCTTAAGGCTGCAAAAGTCTTCGCCGATGAAGATGTCTCTGCGGGAGCTATTGAAACACTCAATAGTCGACGTAACCGTAAAAGAAACGCGATCGTAAAAGTAGAAGAACTTACAGAGCAATATTCACGAGAACTCCTAAAGACCGGTGTTTTCGTTGTAGTTACCGGTGCTCATCGTGATACTTTTGTTGAAACCGCTAAAGATAAATACTCTTGCTTTTCAACAGAACTTAATGCCTTCTTCGATGATTTAGCATCTAGAATCAATCCGCAACTATATGTCAATAAACCTGCTAACCAAAACCTATTGGAAGTAGTAGGTAGACATCTAGAAGATAAAGCTATGCAAATCGGCATTAATAGTTATCCGATGTTAATCTTCAAGAACAAATATCAACGGCGCCTTACATCTAAGGATGATTTGGTGACATTTCTTAGAGAAATCATTATGGAACAAATTGGACCTGAAATCATTGGGATTAACGGTATGAGAGCTATTGTCCCTCAAGCAATTGCTCGTGGGCATGCTTTGAATCTAACTCCAATGGTTATCGGACTAGAAGATGACCAATTGGCTTCAACTCTGATTCCTGCCTTAAAACGATTGACTCCTACTGTATTCTTAGTTCATACTGGTAAACCTTTCAAAGGTATGAAAGTTACCGGAGCGATTCAAGCTAAAGACGGTGGACCTGAGTCTGTCGAGACAGCTCTAGGTACTATCAGAAATTCAATTAAATAATAGTTGACTAATGAAATGCCCTGTGGTATTATTTAACCATAGGGCATTTAATCGCCTAACTAACAAAGGAAAAATAATATGACAATGAAAATTGGTAAAGCAAAATATAGTAATAACGTTGAATTCATTAAACGTAACTGGTGGAAATTACGAGACGGTGAACAAGTCTTCCGTATTCTCCCTCCAATGGGTGATTTAGCTGAATCAGGCAAATGGTCCATGTTCTACAAGATTCACTACGGCTATAAGAATACAGCTGGCAAGATGCGTGTATTCCAAAGTCCATTAGTAGTTAATCGCGCTACTAAGATGGTAGAAGTTCCAGATGCAGCTTTAGAGCGTATCGAAACTTTGAAAGCGGAATTCGAAAAGGCTAAAAAGTCTAATGATACAGCATCAGTTGATAAAATCGGCAAGTTGCTTAAAAACTTCAATTTAGATTCTAACCATTACGTAAATGCCATGGACCAACATGGTAACATCGGCATTCTACGTCTTCGCCACCGAGCTAAATTAGTGCTCGATTCAGCTATCAAGCGTTTAGAAAAAGAAGGCGTTGACCCTTTAAGTGCTGATAACGGTCGTTTCTTCGTATTCCGACGTACCGGAAATGGTTTAGATACTTCATTCCAAGTGGAAGTACTTAAGGAAAAGATCAAGGTTGAGGGCATCGGAACGGTTGAACGTGAAATGATTCACACTTTAACTCCTGAAATCATCTCGCGTCTTGGTACTGAAGCGGCTCAATTAGAGAAGCTTTTCAAGACCATCAGCGCAGAAAATGTTCAACGTATTGTAACTGAAGGTGCAAAAGCCGTAGATGAACTTTTGGAAACTAAATCTAAAACCGCTACCGCCAGTGCAACTTCATCTGTAGAATCATCGGAAGATTTCGAAGATTCATTGGATTCGGAATCAGAATCTACTACAGTAACAGTTACTCCAGTAGCTCCTAAGGTGACGAAGGTCGCTCCAAAAGCTACTCCAGTAGCTGCTGCAGCTGAACAAAGCGACGAGGATTTCCTCGCTTCTTTAGGATTGTAAGAAAGGGACGCCATGAGCGAGCAAGATAATAAAATCAGCCCGGTTATAGCTCAAGGCGATTCAATGGCGCTGGCAATTCCTGCTTTCAGGAATTTGCCAGCCCTCTCATTGGATCTATCGAAGACCAGGGAGTCGGAGTCAAGATTTATAGAAGCTAAGACCGTTAATCCAATAACTTATGCGGATTTAGAACACACCTTCAACGAGTCATATCGCGAATTAAAGAGACATCATACCACTTTAGGATATCGCAAAGTACAAGTACAGCGCCAGATAGATTTGATTAAAGCTGAGATCGTGATCAATAAGTATCCAGAATTCATGAAAGATAGACCCAAGTCTCAGGATAATGCGGACTTACGTAACGCTTTCTTGATGAAAGATCCTGAATATATTGAAGCTTTAGAGTTGTTCGATCGATTGAATGCCACTGAAAGTTTTGTAGAAAATAGAATTAAGGTCATTGAAAACGTAACAAGATACATGCGTAAACAAATGGATATGATTATTCGAAGCGGTCTGACTGACCGTAACTTATATGTGACGAGTGGTGGAAAATATTAATATGTTCGTTTATTGTATAACTAATAAAATAGATAAGAAACAATACGTAGGAATTACCAAAAGAACAGTGGAAGCTAGATTTTTACAACATACAACAGCTAATAGAAATAACAACAGTTTTCTAACAAAAGCTATAAAACAGTATAGTAAAGAAAATTTTACATATATTACTTTAGAAATAGTCAATGATAAAAAGGAATTAGTAGAAAAAGAAAGATATTGGATAGATAAGCTGAACACTATTCGCCCAAATGGGTATAATAAACATAAAGGTGGTACTGGCGGAATAAATGAAGCTATAAAACTAAGAATGAGAGCTGTCATATGTAAAAATACTAGAGAATCGTACAGCAGCGTACAAGATGCTGCTGATAAGTTAAGTCTTAATAGAACGAATATATCTGCTGTTTGTAGAGGTTTAACCGATACTGCTGGTGGTCTTAGTTTTGAATATGTAGATAAATCTCTTAGAGAAGCTAGTGAAAAACGTAAGAATGATAGAATAAATACTAGAAATAATAATGTAAAAATAGCAATGTTAAAGCTAAATAAAACTAAAGCGTTGAAGATTAAATGTGTAAATACTGGACAGATATTCGAAAGTTTAATAGAGGCATCAAAAATCATGAATATTTCTGTTCAATCTATCCACTGCGTTTGCAATGGCTATACGAATATAGCTAAAGGTATGAAATTTGAATTTATAGATTCAAAAAGAAAATGTAAAGCAGACAATATCTCAGATGTTAGACAAAAAAAGACTAATAGTCAAAGACTCAGTTCAGCTATAAATATGGGTACAATAAATAGAAAGCCAGTAATATGCTTGACTACTAATATATTATATGGTAGTATTAAGGAAGCGGCTTTGACTCTTAATATAGATGGTAGTTCAATATCTAGAGTAATAAGAGGGTACGCCAAAACCGCTGGTGGTATGACTTTTGCTTACTATACTAAAAAGGAAGAAAACTATGAGTAATAAATGGATGAAACAATTAAGATCTTTTGAGGATTCAGTAGATTTAGAAGCGGACTCATTTGCTCCAGATAATTGTATGTACACTCCATCGCCGTTCTTCAATTGGATTTTCGCCAATAAATCTAATGGAATCCCAAAAAATGCGTCAGTTTTATTTTTCTCAAGCCCTAAAGCGGGAAAATCTCTGTCTTGTTATGCTTTAGTGGCAGAGATGCAAAAAAGAGACCCCGAAGGAATCGCTATTTACTTCAATACCGAACTCAGGGGGGCTTTGCAATCCAATGTTTTCTCTAGCATAGATAAAGATCGCCTTTTTGTTTACGATACCAATAGCCCGGCAGATATATTCGACAGAATTGATGGCACGATAAAATCTTGGGTTGAAGAAGGTATGCCACTGAAAATGATAATTATCGACTCCATTTCCAATATTATTGGAGTTAAAAGGGAAAGCGCAGAATCTGTTACTTCCCATTTAATGGGCGATGCGGCTCTTACATTGAAAAATGGTCTTTCTAAATTAGTTCCTTTTTGTAAACGTAATGGTATTTTACTCATAGGTACAGCGCAGATGACCGCCAATATGGACGCCGGACCATACGGTCCAAAAGAGAAGATGCAATCGTCTTTTGCTACCAAGCATGCTTTTGAATACTTCGTCAGCCTCAAACGTGCAGGAGCCGCAGAAGATCGCAAAGACTTGGAAGGTATTTCTTTTGAAGACGATATAAAAGATGCTCGTGGAAACAAACTGTTGACAGGTCATAAAATATTTGTTAAACTAGAGGAAAGCTCCATCGGCTCAGCCGGTCGAGCGGGAGTGTTTACTTTAGATTATAAAGACGGAATTATTAATACTCATGAAGAACTCTTTACTTTAGGAACAAACACTGGTATAATTAAGAAAGAAGGCATGAGAAACTATTTCTTTGGCGATCATAAATGGTCGTCCAAAATGGAATGTGCCAACGCTATCAAAACCGATCAGAAACTTGCTGATGCGATTTTGAAAGAGATTATTAAACTGGACGCTTAAGTCCTAAGGATTCTGTATGAGCAACATAAAAGTTACACGCCCACAAGCGGGCTCAGACAGAGTCTCAACTAAAGACGAGTTTGAGTTGTGTTATATAAGGCATATGTACTTCAGAAAGACGGATGTTAATCCTTCCAAAGAAGAACTAGCCCTATACTCTGGCATTATTGGTCACGTAACCTCCTCTACTTACTACTATTACTGGAATCTGTTCAGAGCTACCGGCTTTGAGCGAGAAGATATTGTCAGCATTGCCAACGTACATCTAGTCAGCTATCTTGGGTTATTTTCAATTGAAACTATCCCAGAGAAATACGCGGCTTTTGTAAGTCTCTTTAAATTCAAGCACAAGGGTCATAATCCTAAAGCTAGCGATATCTTAGATAAGAACAAGGCTAACTTCACTTTATTCCTCAAACAACGCATGGACGACTTGGTTAGAATTTGTAAACAGAAATTCAAGAACATCAAAGGCGTATTGAATGAATCCTACGTAATGTACTACGGTCCTAAAGTTCCTCCTGAGAACCTACAAGACCTAGTAGAGCACCATGAGAAGTTTGGATTTAAGAAATTGAGTCCTACCCTTTTTAGGGCCATTAGAAAGCAAATGAAGGGCGACTTCCAGGACGTATTCCAGTTAAATGATAATTGGTATGTCCGTGTATTGATAGAGCAAAAGTTCTTAACTTATCAAGATCTTACAGGATCTCCTATGGATACACATAGTAATGTACACTGTAAGGATCCAGAATCAATATTCAGTGAATTACAATGTGAAGATCAGTTTCTTAGTAATAAAGAAATGTTCAAAAACTATTCAGATAGAAAGAAAAAAGAAGTTCTAACTACTTTTATAGTCAACAACAAGGGTAATCAGTATTACCAAGAGGAGATCGTTTTAGCTCATAAACTATTGAAAAGTTTAGGTGGCTAACAATGAGCGATTTCTTACAATACAATCTAAGTATAAATAGTATATTGCAAGAATGGAATGATTCCAATGGCGTTTTAGTAGAAAAACGTAGGGGAATGCCCAAGGGAAAGTCCAGAACGTTCTATAAAGTTCCCAAAGAAATACGTAGGGAAAAGCTATTCGATTTGATCCCAATGTTAAAGAATAGAGGATACCCTTATGAGTATCTTGGTGATAAGATATTTTTAGATAAACTACTCCGGATCATGGTTCAGTCCACTACTGATAAAGAGACTAAAAATCAAGTAATAGATGGTATTACAAAAGACCTACATCATGTGCTAGCTGAAATCTTTCCCTACGATCATGTAGCGAAGAAGCAAGAGTATTTTGATAATAAGTATAACAAGGGTAGTAAGTCTAAAAAGACACAGTCCGAAGATGCTCCAAAGAAAGAGATTTTACCTGAACCTAAAAATACCTTGCCAATCATAGAGACTCCTGTTACAATTGAAACTGAGATAGTTAAATTGGAATCCAAGGAAACTGAGTCTGAAATGTCGCCAAATTCGCAAACTTTACATATCCCTAATCGTTCAAGAATAGATGTTGATTTTTATAGAAACATCTTGTTCATGCCCATTCCTGACGGTTACGATGAACAAGGTTATGCGATTGAAATCAAAGGAGGAGACGTATGAGCAACGAAAACGATCCCTTCTTAGAGTTACAGCAATCCGCCATAGATCAACGTATAAAGCAAAGCGAAATCTATGAAAGAAAACAAGTCATTGAGGACAAGAAGACTTCCATAGAATTTGACAGACTTAAAAAGCTAGAAGAAGAAGCCATTGCTCTAACTAACGCTTCTTTTGGTTCCTATACCGAAGCTTATGTTGACCGATTACAAAGAGACAGTGACGATTATATCGAAGCTTCTAAAACCCCAATACCATTTATCAATGCTTGTTTTGATAAGAAAGTTCCATTCTTTAGGAAGAATCTAATATTGATAGGCGCCGAAAGTGGTCATGGAAAAAGTACCGCTGTCGCAAATATCATAAATGGATTACTACCTTACCATGATCCGAATACTGGCAAGCCTGGTAGGGTGTTAGTTATAACCAATGAAGAGAAGCCAGAAGACGTATTTCATCGTGTTACCTGTCTTAATCATGGCTGGTCTTATAGTAATCACAGCGATATGTCAGATGAACAGCGCGCGGTACTAAGTAAAACTTTAGGCCCCATGATTAGATCGGGCAAAATCCTGGCTGTAGACTCTGGTTTTTTACCAGGCGTTGACAGGTTAACAACTTCAGTTGAAGGCATCGAAACTATATTCGATAAGTTAATAGAAAACAAAGACTTCTATAGCGCTGTAATTATTGATTATTATCAAAATATTACATCTAGCAAGAAAAACCCTAACATGTCCTCAATATTGGTTCAGGAATTAATATGCAGCATGTTAGATCATTATAAGAACGAATATCCTGCACCGATAGTCGTTATGACTCAATTACATAATAATAAAGATGACGAATCAGTTGCATTTGCGGAACGCATCAAAGGTCGTCGTATTATATATGATAAGTGTACTTTTGCCATGGAAATTATACCAAAGCATAAGAGTAGCAAAACTGAGTGGGTTATCCATAAAGCACGTTTTGGCGCCGAGTTCATTGGGAAAAAACTTACGACTGGATACGAGAAAGGTAAGTTCGTAGAATATACAGAAGAATTTAAACATCAAGCTGATATAAAAGAAGAACGAGAGAACAAAGCGGAAGAATTTGGCAATGTGTTTGATAAAAAAGATCACCCAGCCCCAGGAGAACCGTTAAAATGAAAGATGGTCTACATATTGACGAATATGGTACTAAATGCTGGTTCTTAAATGGTAAATACCACCGCGAAGATGGTCCCGCTATCGAATGGGCTGACGGCAATAAACACTGGTTCTTAAACGGCAAAGAATTAACTAAACTAGAAATTCAACAACTTCAACGTAATAAACAGTTCAATGAAAATATTAACGAGGCTTTAAAATGACAGCGCAATATAAAGATTTAGAAATAGGTTCTATATATTTAAGTCCGAATGATGTCTTATTGATTAAAGTTAAAGGTGAAGATTTTGATCATTCAGAGACTATAGATAGTCTTAAAGCAATGTTTAAAGAATTATTCCCCGATAATAAAGTAGTAGTATTTTCCATGAACACAACACACGATATCTCTTTTGATATCATTAAACAAGGAGCCGTAATATGAATATCCCTTTTACCCTAAGACAAGAATTGAATGATCTTTCTTTGAAAGCGTTTGGTGTATCAAGTAAATGGCGTAAACTATTGGAAGATGGACAAAAAGTACCAGTAGTAGTTGAAAAGGAAGAAATAGTTCCAGGTATTGACGGCGCTGAACCTACTGTTCAAACGGTTAAAGCTCCGTCCATGATGGGTAATTCAAAAGTCATGACAACTCGTCGCTTCACGGTAGATTCGCTTAAAGCGTTTATGCTTGATTTCATTGAACAAAAAGAGAAGTTCTTCGCAGAATATCGTAAATTGCAAGCTGAAGAAGCTCAAAAGAAAGCTGACAAAGAAGCTTTAGATTCATCTCTAAAAGAAATAAGCGGCAGTGCTGTATGATGGATCAAACGGGTATTAAACTATTAAACCTGATGTTCAGGGAAGGTGAGGAAGTCTGTGTAAGCCATAACAAGTATGGCTACGCCAGCGTTCCTTTATCTAACTTATTAGAAGACTCAGTCACTTTGATAGCTACTAATCCAGAGATCCCGGATACTATAGTTCAAACGAAGGATTTATTAATGGTAGCCCTTAACCCTATAAAGGGCTACCGTAGAGATGCAAATTGTACAGGCTTAAGGAACTTTCTGGTCGAATTAGATATCATGATGCCTAAAGATCAATTAGCTTATGTAAAACGTCTAGGAATGCCTTATAGCGCAGTTATATTCTCTGGCAATAAAAGCTTACACTTTCTGATATCCATAGACCGAGACTGTGCCAATGAGAGATCTTATAAGTTTATGGCCAATTACATACTCAATACTGTAAGAGCAGCGGATCAGAATACTAAGAATCCATCTAGAAGCATTCGTATACCGGGAGCTCTTAGAGAACCGGGTAAGAAGCAAATATTACTTCCCAATGAATTCCATGGACCTATATCTAAAGAGACACTAACAGCGTGGTTATCTAAACGTCCGGATTTAAAGCCTAAGGATCAGGTTAAATCTATAATACTTTCAGACAGCCCTAACATTTCTCTAGTACCTAGATGGGTTTACAAAGCGCTTGAAAGCGGTCTGGATACCTCCAAAGGTAGAAACTCGGCCTGGTTTACTGTGTCATGTGAGTTTGCTCTTGCAGGTTTCTTAAAAGATGATATAATAAGAGAGATAGGTCGCTTTTTCCAAGAAGAGCGGGACTTCAGAGAATCTGAGTGGCTAACTATCATAGACAGTGCCGTGAAGCACATACAGAGGAATAGAGGACCAAATGGCTAAACGTGTTAACAGAGACGACGCTTACTACATGCACGAATATGGTATCTACATTCCTAACCGAACGATTTATATCGGTTCACAACTATTCGATATAGCTCTGGGTGAATCTGGAACAGACGGTCTAATGGCCGCAAGAACTATTAAGAATTTAATGATATTAGAATCAATGTCTCAAGAACCAATCACTATCCTAATGAACAATTTAGGCGGTATCGTAGTGGACGGATTAGCTATATATGATGCTATAAGAGATTGTAAGTCCCACATCACCATTAAAGTCTTTGGTTTTGCAGCTAGTATGGGTTCAGTTATACTTCAAGCCGCTGACGTCCGTATTATGGCGCCAATGTCTAAGCAATTGATCCATTACGGAAGCACTGAGTTAGGCGGTCACGCTAAAGAGGTAGAGAAGTGGGTTGAAGATGGCAGAAAAGACGCTTTATGGTTAGAACATATGTATCTGGAACATATACGAACTAAACATCCTAGTTTTAAGTTATCTAAACTACGAAAAATGCTAAGCTTTGATACGATTCTAAATGCCCATGAAGCAGTTGAGCTTGGCTTGGCCGATAAAGTGCTCGGTGAAGAAGAAGAAGGGTAAAATGACAGAAAAACATAGAGTCACGATGCCTAAGTTCATCGAATTTGAGACTAAGTACTATGTCGATGAAGAGCAGTTGTTCTCATTCAAATTAGCAGTAGAGAAATTCCCCAACTTAAACGAGTTCTTATACGTAGAAGGCACTGATAAATACTATCTTGGAGAAGGTGAATCCTTCATAAGACACCGCATGCCCGCTTTTAGAGGTGTCAAAAGCGAAGTTACAGTAAAAGTGAAACCTCAAGGTGCTAAGAATAATATTGTACGCAGCGAATTCAATTGGCAAATCGCAGGTACTTCTGAAGCTGAGATTTCAGAGGCCTTATTAGCATTAGGTTATAAGTTTAATTTCGCCATATGGAAAGCTTGTCATATATATAGATTTAATGACGCTACTTTGGTGTTCTATACTGTGATAGATACAACAGACGGTGCTAAGAAAAGACGTGATAGCTTTGTAGAAATAGAAGTTTCAGAAGAAAACATATCAAGTCTAACAGAAGCAGAAGCGTTTGTAATTATTGCTAAATATGAAGGTTTACTTGCTGACATGAACATTAAGCCAAATAGGCGCGTGCGCAAATCTCTTTTTGAATCTTATAGGAGATAGCGTGAAAAACGGTCTACATACTGACAAATCAGGTACTAAATACTGGTATCTCGACAATAAGCTTCACCGCGAAGACGGACCGGCTGTTGAGTGGAATGATGGAGAATTGTGGTGGTATTTGAACGGTGGCTTTCACCGCGAAGATGGACCTGCTATAGTCAGACTGGATGGCAACAATGTTTGGTTTTTAAACAACCGAGAGCTTACCGAAGAAGAATTCTCTGGATATTTAAGAAATAAACAGTTCAACGACAGTATTAACGAGACTTTAAAATGAAAGACGGATTAACTATCGATGAATACGGTAATAAATTCTGGTACAAGAATAATGTTTCTCACCGTGAAGATGGTCCAGCCGGAGAATGGGCTGACGGCGGCTCTAAACACTGGTGTTTAAATGGTAAATACCACCGCGAAGATGGTCCAGCTATCGAATGGGCTAACGGAACTAAAGAATGGTATTTAAACGACAAACTTCACCGCGAAGACGGTCCAGCTGTCGAACGGGGTGACAATGGTAACAAAGAATGGCGTCAATACGATAAATTACATCGCAAGGACGGTCCAGCCATTGAACGTTACGATGGTTCTAACTTCTGGTACTTAGAAGGCAAACTTCATCGCGAAGACGGTCCCGCTATAGAGTATTCTAATGGTGAAAAAGTATGGTCCCTTCACGGTGAAGAAGTTACCGAAGAAGAATTCAATCAACTTCAACGTACTAAACAATTCAACGACAATATCAATGAGGCCTTGAAATGATCTATTTCACAGAAACAGCTGGAAATAAAATAGCTAGTATGATATTCGAGGGATACTGTCTAAGGATGTCCATGATCGGTGGTGGATGCTCAGGAATGAATTATCAAATGGCAATAGTACCAGATGAAGATTTCGGGCTTGAAGATTTCACTTTAGAGTTTATTGATAGCTTTAAACTAGTCGTTGATTACAAAAGTCTGGAATTCCTACAAGGAACAACTGTAGATTTCTCTGACGGCTTAAATGGACACGGTTTTAGTTATTCAAATCCAAACGCTAAACGAACTTGCGGCTGTGGTAAGAGCGCCTGCTAGTTATAGATTCTTTCTCAATCTGTAGATAAGTTCTTCGAATTCCTTATCAGAGCAAGCTAAATTCAACCGCCTACAAGATTCATCACCACCAAATTGAGTTCCACTACTACCTAAGATGTCCATCTCAAGTAATCTTTCCTCTAGATTTTCGCCTTTAATATAAGCAAACATACCGTTTTTAGCAATAGATTGGATATCTGTGTCAAAGAAAACAGAATCTAATTGATTGCGGCGTTCTGTTAATACTTTATTGCCAAATTCAAAGCAAGATTCGATTCCAGCTGGCAGATCTAATAGATATTGAATAACTTTAGCAGCTTTGTTTTGAGAATCCTTACTTACGCCTGATGTTTGATGTTCTACGAAAAAAGCCATATTAGCTGCTATGATAGGATCTTTGACTAAAGCCCAACCTATACGAGTTCCAGCGTGTCCAGTAGCTTTAGATAAGCTGAATACCATTATATCTTCGTCAAATTCCATTACCTCATTAACGTAAGTAGGCCAATTATAACATAAATCAAATATCTTAGCCGAGTTAATGGACACTGGTCTAACTTCACAATTTCCATCTGGATTCCCTGGAATTGTAATGAGTTCCACTAATTCTGAATCCTTGGAGCTAATATTGTCTATATCTGTATTTTTCAATCCGCAAGTTGATAGATCTACAAAATGGGGGAATTTATGGAAATGTGGTGGCTCAAAATATATCCTACTATGAGTTTTACCCATTGCATACATAGCGGCTTGTAGGATTTGAGTTGCGCCATTGCCGACTACCAATCTAGTATCTGAAGTAATTTTGGCATTGCCTATTTTCCTATGTAGTTCTTTAATTGGCTCAATCAATGAAGCTGTTATAGCTGACTTTGGATACGACATGAATTCACCGGAAGAGAAGGTGATGTCGAAACGATTTACCCAATAAGCTTCTAGGAATGTGGGATTCCCAATTCTTAGATCGAGTAGAGTGTTTTTCATTTTAGAGCTTCCTCAATTGATTGATTGAACTGTTTATTTCTTAAATATTGAACATATTCTGCTTCGGAATATAAAACGTCATCTACTTTAGTATAGCCTAATTCATGACATTTTCTCATTACATCGCCAATTGCTGTTAGCATAAATTTATTCCTCTAGAATTTTGCTCATGTTCTCGTTGAACTGTTTAGTACGTTGATATTGTTTGAATTCTTCTTCGGTGTAAGGATAGCCGTTTACCCACCAGAATGTCTCACCATCGGGAAACTCTACCGCTGGACCATCTTCGCGGTGAAGTTCGCCGTTTAAGTACCAGGTTCTAACGTCGTGTTCATCAATATGAAGTCCGTTTTCGGTGAAAAAGCTTTCTTTCATTTTAGAGCCTCAATTATACTATATCACACTTTAGGTCTCAGGTCAATGATATAGTATAGAGAGGTTCTATGATTAATTGGGAAGATGAAAAATGTATGGTTAGTTCCTTTTTTAGCGTACGCGAATGTTTGTGGCTTCCAACATGGGGACGCATGGCCACAGAAGCCGACGGGTTAACAGATGAGATAAAAGCTAATCTAGTAGCTTTATGTAATAAAATGGATCAAGTTAGAGCTTGGTTTGGACAATCTGTTAATGTTCACGTTACTTATAGGCCATTGAAGTATAATCAAGAGATAGGAGGAGCTCTTCATTCAATGCACTCAGTCGGTTCCGCGATGGACTTCAACATAGTCTCAGTAGACTGTGATACAGCCAGGAAAATGATTATGGACTCTAGCATGTTAGTCGCATGGGACATGCGCATGGAGGACAATCCGCCCGGTAGTCATTGGGTCCATTTAGATTGCAAAGAGGTGCCCGCTGGCGGACATAGGTACTTTATTCCTTGACAGACAATACTTCGTAGCCCAATAAGTCTTCGAGATCTTCATCAGTCATTGGTGAGTATTTAAAATATGTACTGCTTACGAATTCTTTAGTATTACCGGATGAGGTTCGATATCCACCGTGCTCGTTTGGTCCTATGAGGGTGAGAAATTCTCCATACAGAGGTTCGTCAGTTACTTTGCTCAAATCTCGCCCTTTAGGACGTGGTATGATAAACTTAGCATTTTCTTTATCTATAAAGATCTTCATGTTAAAAATGGAATCCATTGTACATATCTGCTCTACTGATATCCGAGTAGTTTCGTGGATAACTTCTAATTCCTTGCTATCGCCATGGGATAGAGCTAAGTTAGAGGTTTTCTCAACTATAAAAAGTTCACTACCATCAGCATAGGATACTTTAAATAACTTCATTTCTTCCATATGTCAGTCCCTTCTAATAGTCTTTTAATCATTAACAGTTCCATATCATTCTACACCGGAAGCGGAATATTGGTTTATATGTTCGATATAAGGATAAGCTCTATCTGATAAACCGGTCTCATGGCATCTATCGCAGGCATGCAGATAAGTCAGATTTACATCACCCCAACTCTCTTTTAGATACTGCATATCGCCTTCTAAGCAGACAGTACATTTTAAATCCACTCTATAGGTATCTACTTTAGTTATTTTTTCCATCAGTATCAGTATAACATAGCTAAGTAATATGTCAATGGTTATTTTACACGAAACACATGTGTCCTAAATAGGACACTAAAGACATAAATAGGACATTAAAATATCTATTTAGGACATTTACAAGAAAAGCCACATACTGTCACTATTTGATAGTTTCCGGCAGAGACTTAAACATAATTAGCATAGATATTACTACTATCAAAATCTAAACCGATGGCAATGAAATCAGTGGCATCCTTACCACGGACTGAGCTTTTATCTATAACGTGAATAGGTAAATCTTCATAGATATCCAATAATTCAATGCTATCTTTATTGGCCAGAAAAGAGCAATAAGCACTAAGTCTCAAATGAGTCCGGTAATCCATTATGATGCTAGCTGGAATTTTAAACTGTTCTTGCACCTGTATGATTTTATGTTCAATAAAACTAGTTACAAACTGGCAGTCATAGTAATCAATAGTCACAGTAAAAAAGCCGCCAGAGCGCATTGTGTTTAAAACAAAAGTATCTTTGATTTCTTCTTCACTAAATGTACGATCTTTAAAGCGTCCATCCCATTCTAAAACACGATAAACTCGGTCCAATACAGGTCTACACGCTATAGTTATCATACTATACTATATCATGGACTATTTCTTAGGTTTCTTAGGCATACTTTTTGCTAGGATCTTTTCTGCTTTTAAGGATTTATTCATAGCAATAACTGAACCAATAGAATCGATCTCGCCTAAAGTTAAGTTAGGCATTCTTTTGTGCATGAAATCTCGGAATTCTTCTTTCTTGCCCCAAACCTTGTATTCTTCCTTGGCACGTTTGGACCATTTTTTCTTACCACTATCCAAACTTTCCTTCACTAATGCGGCACCGCCAGCTAATTGAGAAGGAGCGACGTTTCCAGATCCGGCAGTCAAAGCTTTCTTGATCTCTTTCTGGCCAGCCTTAGGGGCTCCGGAAGCTCCTTGAGAAGGCATGTTAAACGATCTGTTGCCGCCAGTAGTACCGGCGTTTAAACCGCTTAGGTATTTATGAGCATGAGCGCTAGCACTTTTCGCATCTGCGTGTCCATGACCAGAAACTCCGCCGACTCCAGCATAGTTACCGGCATGTTTAACGTCAAACTTATTAGTTTCAGGATTTTTCATAACTGAAACAGTCCCCATCATTGGGTGCTCATAATGAGCTGCAGCATTGCCGCCTTTAGTTTGCACCAAAGTGCCTTGCCAGCCTTCTGGAGCTTTGATCTTTTGTCTTGTTTCAGTATTAAAAGGTATAGGAGTGCCGACCGGCTTAGGAGCTTTTGGTGCTGCTGGTTCAGCTTTCTTCATATTAGCAGCTTCGGTATGTTTTTTACCTTCAGCAGTGTGCATATCGGAGATATGAGAGGCCGGAGCTAAGTGGGCGACTCCATGTCCGCTAGCGTAATCGGCGTGCATTGCTGCAGCTTCATGATGTTCAGCTGGAGTGAAATCTTTGTGAGCAGGATGCTCAAAATTGATATGGATCGGTTTGCCAGTGGAAGTATGGTCGTAGGGACGTTTACTGAATTTGTCGGCTTTTTCCATGGTAGTTCCTGCGTTAAGTAATTGGATGGCAATCGAAGATTCGGATTTAAAGATATCTTGATCAAAAAGATCATTCATAGAATCTTTTACAGGTTTATTTTCTGGCATTAATTTAGCAATAGCTGCTTTATTACAAGGAGTTACAGTGATAGTGACTTTGCGAGCGATAGATTTTGTGATGTACATTCCATTCTTATCTATCTTAGCTCCCTCGATTGAAAAGCCAACGATATCATGTTCATGGGAATTAGCGGCAGAGTACATAAATAGACCGGCAATATCTTTTGCTGATTCATTATAATCGTCAAATAATTCGCCAGTAATATAAAGAAAGGGAACTTGACATTGGGACCAGAAGAATTTCTCATTATCTGAGGAGCATTCGTCTTCGGTCATTATTTTCTTAGCAGTTAGGATTTTACCTACAGTTTGCCCAGGAAGATCGGATTTGTGTTCAAAGTTTAAAGTACCATCTTTATCCAAAGATGTAATATCCAATCCGGACATTAAGAGCACTTCTCCTGAACTATCGATGTTCTCACTGGCCGCAATGCCTTGAATTTTAGTAGCCATTTTGTATAATCCTCAGCATTAAGATTGCTTTGTATAAAACTCTTACATAACTATATCACTGACTTGTAGTGGATTATATAAGGTTAAAACTCATATTGATAATCATTGTAATTCTTTGAAATAACACAGGATCTTCTAACATGTTCCAAACATTGATTATAGTACATTAGTAGTATTGAAAATGTACACAGATTAACCATAAACCCTATACTTAGAGGTATTTATATGAAGAGTACAGCAAAAGCCATAGCTCTAGCAAGAGATCTAGGCGATAAATTAGCAATCCGTTTTCCAGCAGCCGCAGCTGGTCTTTCATTCGTTCGTCACTCTTTCGACAGCGCTGGCTGGCCAATGCTTTTCTTAAGCCATGCAGGAACTGAATCTGAAGGTTCACCAGTTATTCTTATCAGAATTATCGGTGTAGATGCTGGTTCTCCAGACATTTTCGGAAGTAGCACTTTCGCATATGCTCCTCATCTATTACAATTCGCTTTCGAATTAACAGCTACAGCTAACAAGCCATGGCCTTTACTTTCGGATATCGCAATCGCTTCAGCTGAATCAATCAAGACTGGTGTTGAATTTGAATTGTTTGAAATCGCTAGCGGAACCGCTGTAACTGAAGCTTCTCTTAACGCTGCAGTTGCTGCTGGCGCTCCTGCTGCAGACATTGACGAGCTATATTTCCCAACCAAGGGCGTTTAATTTTAACACTTGGAAGGAGTATAAACCATGCATTACACTGAGACTGAACTAGCAAAGCTAATTCAAAGTGTGGAAGCGGAATTCACCGCCCACCTCGCTAAGGCTGAGGAACACTTTGAACCTGAGCATAAAGATGCTAAAGAAGAACCTAAGCATCATGAAGAGCACAAAAAAGCTCATCATGAAGAAAAGGAATCTGAAGAGCATAAAGAAAGCCCAGAGCATGACTATGATGATGAAGACATGGAACATATGCATAAAATGTATATGAGCATGCATAAAGGTGAGATCCACGCTCACCATCACGCTTTAAAGAAAGCCATGGAACACCATGGACTTACTTGCCATGATCTCGAAGAAGAAAAAGAGCATCACGGCAAAGAAGAAGCTGAAGAAGAACATCATCACGGCAAAGAAGAAGCTGAAGAAGAACATCATCACGGCAAAGAAGAAGAAGAAACTAAGGCGCACCACGAGAAGAAAGAAGCTATCAAAGGTGCTTTAAAAGAACCAAAAGAGATGGAGAAGGTTGAAAAACCGACCGAACTCAAGCCTCATGATAAACATGAAATCTCCCACAAAGAGTTGCATGAAAAGTCTAAGGATATTGGTTCCGAGCCTGAAATTCAAAAGTCTGAAATCGCAGCCCTTAAAGCTGAAAGAGATGGACTTAAGAAGAACTTGGATGTAATAACTGAATGGTTAAAGGGACAAGCTTCCAAGGCAGCCCCTCAAAGTAAGGCCATTACTCGATTGGATTCTATCACCAAAAGTGAAGAAACTAAAGAAGTAGCTACCTTATCCAAAACAGAAATTACGACCATATTAACCAAAAAATCTTCAGAACCAAGTTTATCGAAGTCTGATAGAGAATTAATCAACGCTTACTACCTTGACGGTGCAAGCTTAACAAGTATCAGTCACTTACTCAAGTAAGAGACTTTAACTAGGAGATAATACCTTATGTATACTGAACAAATGCAATCACTGATGAAGGCTTTGGAAGCTGGTTCTTACAATGCAGCTCCAGGCCAATTAGTACAAGGCGCTGCCTTGATGATCGAAGATCTTTCCCCAATCATGCACAATGTGACTTTTGATGATTCACACATCAAGTTACAAAAGATGCTAACTAGCAAGGCTGTTAAGTCGCAATTACATCAATTCGACAGACAACTTGATTATGGTATCTTCGGTGGATCCGCTCAATTTGAAGGCGGGATCGGCGAAGAGGATACAAGTAATTTCGTCCGTGCTGTAGTGCCTATGGCTTACTACTCCACGACACGTCGCGTAACTGTTGCTTCCAACATGGTAGCTACACTTGATGGCGTAAAAGCGGAAGATCGTTCAGCTGCTGACGCTGCAATGAAACTTTGCGGTGACGTAGAATTCGACTTGTTCCGTGGACAATCTGACTTCTCAAACGCAGGCGTATTCGATGGTAACCCACTTGCAATCGCTAAAATGCCTAACATGATCGGCTTAGATCTTCAAGTACGTCAATCAGACGGTGAATTAAACACCCAAGATTTGATGTTCTCTGAATACGGATCTAGCTTGACTGTAGTACTTTCGGCTGACGGAACGCTTACGCAATCCATCATCGAAGATTCTTCAGTAAGAAGTGCAATGAACATGGGTGCCGCTGACAAATTGTTAGTAGATCCAATCGTTCTATCAGCTTACAACAAGATCTCACACGCTAAAGAACGTATCATGCTTGCTGGTTCAGCTCAAGAAGCTACTGGCGCTCACTTACGTACTCAATGGACTTCAGCAGCTGTAGTTTCCTTAGAGCCTTCTAGGTTCCTTTCTGGAAAAACACAACCAGCTCGTGCTCGCTCCGGATCCCCAGCGGCTCCAGGTGCAATCACTCCATCCGATGCAGGTGCAGCAGGTTCAATGTTAGCAGCTGGCACTTACTGGTACTTCGTAACTGCTTTCAGCATACGCGGTGAATCTCTTCCAAGTGCAGCAGTTTCCGTAGCGGTAGCTGCAGCAGGTGACAAAGTAACTGTTGCTATCCCAGCAGTAGCTTTGGCAGCGGGCTTCAACGTTTATCGTTCAGAAGTCGGCGGATCAGCTTCAAGTGCTCAATTCATCGGAAAGATCGCTTCTCCTTATGGAACAGGCGTAACTTTCACTGACTTAGGTGCTCGCTCCCCAGGTTCCGTAACAGGATTCTTGGTTCAAGGGAACACAATGGGTATTGCTCAACTTGCTCCTTATAGCAAATTAAAGCTTGCAGTCGCAGATTTGTCGCTTCCCGAAGCGCACTTCAGATTTCTATCTTTAGCAGTTTTCCAACCTCGTAAGAACGTTCTTTTAGACAATCTTACAGGACAATTGACTGGCGGCGGATACTAATCTTAGTTAGTTAAATATAAAAACATTAAGCCCAAGGATTGATTTCCTTGGGCTTTTTGTTTTATGGTGTCCTATATTTTCTTTATCCATTTAGAATTTCCCGTACCATAAATTTTCCAGTACCCTTCTTCTTTCATAGCTGCGTCACCTTTTTTCCATGAGATCTGCCTAGGAAATCTTGACTCTTTATTACACCAGTGCATATCGGGTTCTGTGAATTCTACAAATTGGAACTTATTTCTCTCATAAACTTCACCGTGACTATAACGTCTATCTGCATATGTCATAATCGTATCTATTCCGTTAGCTTTTAGACTTTTCTCAGCTGAGGCCAGTAACCTATCGAAGCCAGAGCCTACGCTCCAATTTAGTTTGGAACAGAATCTAGCTATCTCTACTGTTTTTTCGTCTTCATTGACTCTAGGAGTTCTAAAAGTAAGTAGAGATACCAATTCGTCCTTATACCATAGACCTAGGCGTAACGTGCCTCGACATTGACCTTGCAAGTGATTTGCGTTTAAAAAAGCACTGGCCGTTTTATAATCAACTTCTTTCAAAGTACATTCTCTAGCATATATCTTATGTTGAAATATTCCTAATTTAGCTTTTATTACAGATTCTACTATATCAGTTTGTTCATTAATTTCATCTTCAAAAAACTGCAGTAACTTAATATCATGTTTGTCGGCTAATTCTGCCTTAAGCCTATGACTTGATCTGTCAACGCCTATAGAAATGTCCGATTCTGCCTCTTGATGCCAATATAGGCCGTGTAATTCGATTCCGAATTTGCGTTCTTCATCGTATAAATCTATTTCTAGAGCATTGTTCCCATTTTTAGTATCGTCCCTATATAAAACACGACGGTTCCGCTCTATATTAGGTAGAAGATCTTTTATAAAGTCATAAACTTTAATTTCCATTGAACTTTTAGGAGTACAAAACGGACAGTTACCGCGTTTAATAAAATTATTGCTGCGCTGTAAAAATATATGTTCTTTTGGACACATATATTGATACACTCCATCATCGTTGAAAGTTAACACAGTAAAATCTGGAAATCTCAGTTTAGCCAATCGAACATGTCTATCATGAAGAGAAATCGCTTGTTCAGTTAAAGCATTGCTTACTCTAGTTTTACGCTCCTCATCAGTCAAGCTATCCCATATATTCTTGCCAAACTCAGATGTCCCAAAACCGCTAACTTCGTTGTTTTTTAATGCAGTTTCTCTTCTAATTTCAATTGCTTCAGGATTTTCAGCTATATAATCAGTCACAGATTCTGAAATCTTATCTCTAGTAGCTTGAACAGACATGTTTTTAGTAGCTGTAACAGACCATTGATCACCTCTCTCGGCTATAGCTTTAGAAATAGCCTTACCCCTATTAGCGAGTACTATAGGGTCTTTGCTTTTAATTCTATTGGAGCAAATATTACAGATTAGTTTATCTTGATATTGTCCACGTCTTCGAATTTTAATTGGACTTAAGCAATTCTGAGTCGTGCATTGCCACAGCATTTGTGCTGGTTGTAATCTCGTACCTTCATAAGTACGTTCTCTATCTTTTGTAACTACTACTAAATCTTCTCTATCATTGGACCGGTTCATAAAATATGCCTAAATAGGTCTCCTCATTTATAGGATAACATAAAAGCTAAATTTTGTCAAGTATTTTATTAATATAGTAACTGATTGCTTTATATTTTCCTATGCAATATTCATGTCTTATCTTTCTTCAACTCTTCCTCAATCATATCCACTATAGCCTTGGCAGCTTCATCATCTATGTTTTTGACTGAATCTATATAACCAGCACTAAACATTATCAAAGTGGCCATTCCGCCTATGAAACCAAAGGCTTCTGATTGAACCAGCCACATATTAGCGCCGATTACTACCGCTGTACCTATAAGGATATTTCTCAAATAATGACTACTGGCCACTTGTATCGCCCTATCACGGGCCACGAGTACTGGTTCGACTAACTCTTTTGGTAGAGTTACTTTTAATTCTTCTAAGTTCTTTTTCATATTTTAATAGACCTTTCTTTAGCTCTAATTGCAATATCTAATTCAACTAATGCTTCGAATAATGAAGTATCAGAGAAATCCATTATATAATATATTAATGCCGGATCTTCTCCGATCTGGATTTTATAATAAGCCGGATCTTCCTTGCTAGGGGTTATACTCACTAATCCTCTGCGATCATCGCCTAAGTAAAATATCCTTTGAAGTACACTGATCATATTATCTCCTAATATCCATTCATGCAAGCGGCATATTGGTTATAAATGCCGACTTGTTGTTCTTGAGTTATAAAGCCACCTTGAGCATAATACGTACGGTTAATGCTATCTTTATAGATGTAATAACATTGAGAAGTCGAATATCCGCGACTATACGAAACCGCGCAAGCGCTGGTAAACGTTAATAAAACTGCTGCTAACATAAATTTATACATATGTGCTCCTAGTATCTTTTGTGCCACTGAGGTCTTTGATGCAAGTATTTTGCAGCTTCAAGATCAGAGGCGGTTTGTTTTAACGTAGTAAGAACTTCATTTAACGATTCTTCATCTAGATCTAAGCTATTGATTTTCTTTATCATTGTATCAATATCTTTTTCCATATCTGATATTTGTAGTTGAAGTGTCTTTAAGAATTTATCTAATGCCATTATTTTGTCTCCATTTCGACTATGCGATTAATCACTGATTCCAGTTTTGAAATATCATCCTGCTTCTCGATAATGAGTTCTGAACATTCAATAATGACTTTCATGGCATCTGCAGTCGCAAAAAGAACACCCAAAGAAAGAGTCCCAAAGAAATATTGCCTAGCCAGAAGCAAATGCGGGAATACTACTGCCGCTTGTAAATAGCCCGACTGAAAGAAACCTAATTTCTTGGCTCGAATCATTAAAGCGGACCAGTTCTGTTTAACATCATCTAAGACTGGTGCTTTAGTGAAACTTTTATCCCAAGTAAGTATCTTTTGTCTTAGAGTTGATTCTCTGCTTTCTTGTTCATAGGAAAGTTGAACTAACGGTTGAGCGATCCATTTTGCAATTCGGCTGCCAACAATTACCCATATGGCTATTGGTAATAAAAACCAAGGACTAGCTGTGGAGACTAATAGGTATATGAAAATAGGTAAGGTAATAAAAGCGTTGATACAAGCTGTAGCCAAAGTCAAGGTCATCGTTGTAAGTTCTTCTAAATCCATGGTCAATCGTTGCTCGTTAGTTCCCGTCTCATTTAAGACTCCAGAAGTAAGCTTTAAATACAAAGCCTCACGCCAAATGAACGATAGGCCTCTTTTAAAGTACGAATTATAACCTTTGCTCAAAACCCAAGCTGCTGCCATGGCGGAAAAGAAGGCTATGGCCTCTAAAAAGTGTTGGAAGTTGTGTTGTTGGAAAGAATCCATGAACATACGTCTAAATTGATTTAGACCGACCGTGAGAGCTACCATCGATAACTCAGTTAACAGAATTGCCATCAGAAGCTTATAGCTGCCTTTGGCATTATAACACATCTTTAATAGCTTGAATAAATTCTTAAGCATAATGTCCTAACCATTCGTAAACTTCATACAAGAACAGAAAGAATCCTATAAGGAAAAGGGTATTAAAAGTTAAGCTTATAATTAGACTAGCGGCCTTTTTATCTCTACTTAAAGCGCGTCTGACTTCATTTTTTATCTCTAAAGCGATTGCAAATATTGGAGCTAGAACTAAGACGGTGATGGACAATAGTCCAATTATGTTAAATACTTTATACATAACTTACCTTTCTGGTAATAGTATTCTACTTTTCTAGTCAAAGGAGCATTATCTTCAGGTTCCCAACCTTCTTTGATCTCTTCAGTTAAATAGTAGAAATAAGGACCTGGTATAATTTTACCATTGGCGGTCAAAGAATCCACTAGATGCCTAGCGGCTAACATAGCAGTTGTGTCAGACAGTACAGGAGTCGTCTTTTTAAGTTCTTCGGCTTTCTTTATGATAATCACAGACTTTTTCATTAGCTACTAATTCCTTCGTCTGGAATAACTAATAAACGAGCTTCTACTAATTCATTAGTATCAGGGCGTATTACATTCCCTAATATCAAATACTTATAAGCCTGTATTTCTGGCATCACTTTACGAGCTTCAGTTAGGGTAATTGTAAAGTTCTTGATATTAATTTCTAGTGGGATATCTCCATTTTCCATGACAACTACTTTCTGGGATCTATGATCCCTGGTATAAGTATACCATAGGTAAAATAGGTTGTCAAATCCTATTCATCAGTGGATTCGATGACCGTGTCGTCTTCGACGTTATCTAACGAGTTTTCTATGTTTCTATTAAAAATGATGGTTCGCATTTTAGTTTTATGTTCATTTTCAGTATATTCAACGCCATAGAGGTACCATTTACGATTCCCTTTAACATATTCTATAGCAGGGCCTTCTTCACGATGAAGTTTGCCATTTAAGTACCAGAATACATTGCCGTTAGAATTGTAAACCGGACCATTTCTCACTTAAGAGCCTCATTGATATTGTCGTTGAATTGTCTATTGCGTTGAAGTTGTCTGATTTCTAGTTCGGTTAATGCTATACCATTTAAGTACCAGCGTTTATCACCGTCATTCCATTCGATAGCTGGACCATCTTCACGATGAAGTTTGCCGTTTAAGTACCAGCGTTTAGAGCCCGATTCGGTATGTAGACCGTTTTTCATTTTAAAGCTCCATCGATCCTTTTGTTAAACAATTCACGATCAGTTTCTTCGTACTTGTCACCGGGCTCTATATTGACGTAGATTCGTTCTTTGGAATATCTAGAAGTACTTGGTCCAAGTAGATCATTGATAGTTCTTAACATATCAGCCATTGCCGATAAGCCATCGTCTTCCTCGTTGTTTTGATATACATAATCAGTATGATCGGGCGGATCATTATCGAACGTTACAGTATGTGATAGAATAAATCCGTTATCTGCTACTTTAATAGTAATCACAATATTATTCCTCATATGTCAAAAACCAAGGGTTTATTAGTTACTTCATATCTCTCGTTCAATTGAGAGGCATTTGCAAAAGTAATGTTATTGATTAAATTTTGTCCAAAAGATCCGTGGATATGGCCAAAGAAGTGGTGTGTTAAATTAGGTAACTGTTTAACTCTCTTAAGTAGCTCTTCACAGCCAAGGAATTCGCTATTAGCTTCTGGATAGGCTTGATCTAAGATACCATAAGGAGGCCCATGGGTTACAAGGACCCGGGTATCTTCAGGTATCTGGGCCCATTTCTTTGCGATCTCAGGACCTCTGAGCACGTTATAACTCCAGTCGTGGAATTCAGGCTGGAAGGGCGATAGCCAGAATTTGATGCCTTCAATTTCAATTTGCTCATGAATCAATAGCTTAGCGGCACTTAATACTGCTTTGGCCATTCCTGGATCTTCTTCTATACAGATGTCATGATTTCCTGGTGAGATAAGAATTCCGTGTTTAAACTTAGGAGCTTGCTTCATAAGCCATTGATTAAACTGGATTAACTCTCTGACAGAGCCACGGGAACAGAAATCGCCACAGTGGATTAGTAGATCCCCTTCTGGTAATTCAATCTGATCATGCAAAGTATGAGTATCGCTTATTATTACTAACTTCAAAAGTATGATCTCCTGATATAGTATATCATACGTACAAGCGTTTGTCTATCCCAATCTTATGGATAGCGAACACGCGATAATTTACTTTGATCTTTCAAGGAGATCCTATCATGGCCATTTCTAAATTCGATAATGATTATTTTATCAATGCTTTAACTAGCCAAGCAGCTGGGTTGGAGTTGATTAGCGCTCTTGAAAATGGATCGGTTTTATCAACATTCACTTTAGATAGACTAATCATAGCTTTAGGTAGTCAACAAGCTGCTTTAAATCTACAAGCCGCTATGATCAACAAGGGAATTCTTTCAGCAGAAGATATTCAATATATGAGCCAAGGCTTTGCTAATGCTCAAGTAGCTCAAGACGCCGTAGCAGCAATCGCATCTTCAAACGCAGTATCTAACGCTATAACTGCTCCATCTTTAGTAGGAATGCCAATAACTTACGGATTAGAAGTGGCAAATTCCGGAGTTACACAAGCTCAAATAGTAAGTTTAAGCGCTCCAGCAGGAAGTTCTTTCCCTACAACTGGAACAGCCGGATACGTTGAACTGTACAACGGCGGAGACGCTAATAAGTATTATGTATGGTATAGCGTTCTAGGTGGCAGCGTAGTTGATCCAGCTCCAGCCGGGTTCACTGGTATCGAAGTCATTATAAACGCCAGTGATACTGCTGCAGCTGTCGCTACAAAGACTCTGACAGCGATTGCTGCTGGAACCGTAGCTTTATCTACATCCGTTTCCGGATCAGTAGTCAGCATTACTGCAACTGTAGTTTTAGTCGCTACTCCTACTTTCTCTTTACCAGCTGGAACTTATTCTGGGACACAATTTGTAACCCTTTCTTGCTCTACAGCCGGTGCGTCAATGTTCTATACATTGGATGGATCCTCTCCTACGATTTCAAGTACACCTTACGTAACAGCGATCTCGGTTGGCGCTAGCGAAACTATTAAGGTATTAGCTACCAAATCAGGTCTAGCTAATTCCGCAATCGCAAGTGCAGCTTACGTGATTACTGGATCAGCAGGTGTCGCTACTCACTTAGTGTTTTCAACACAACCTTCAGCAGGTGTAGCTGGAGTCGCTTTTCCTACTCAACCTATCGTAACCATTAAAGATGCTTCAGGCGCAACAGTAACGACTGGTGCAGATGCTACTGCTTCTATTACTCTATCACTTCTTTCAGGAACCGGAGTTCTATCCGGTACAGTAACCATGGCTGCTGTTGCGGGTGTAGCTGACTTCGTAGGTAAAGGGGTTAAGATAAACTTATACGGTAATAAAACTTTATTAGCAACTAAAGCTGACACTACCGGCGGCGGCGGGACAGTCTCGTTCACAATCGCTAGCGATACTTTTAATATCGCTAACAGTTTAGCAACCGTTGACCTAGGAACATCTGCTAACTATAAGATCTTAGCTGAGTCTGGCATTTCCACAACAGCTGGATCTTTTATCACTGGCGCTATTGCAGTAAGCCCTATAGCTTCAACGGCAATAACCGGTTTCGGTCTAATATTAGATGGAAGTGGAACCTTCTCTACCTCTTCATTAGTAAGCGGACATGTATTCGCAGCAGATTACGCTTCTCCTACTCCAGCGACTTTGACTACAGCAATAAGTGACATGGGAACAGCCTATACGGACGCGGCTGGCCGACCAACTCCTGATTTTACAAATCTAGGTTCTGGTAATCTTGGCGGATTAACATTAACTCCTGGTCTATACAAATGGACAAGTGGCGTAACGATTCCAACTAACGTGACAATTTCCGGTGGACCAAACGATATTTTCATATTCCAAATCGCCGGTACATTAGTAATGTCAGCTTCCACCAGTATCATTCTAAGTGGTGGAGTAGTTGCTTCCAATATCTTCTGGCAAGTTGCCGGAGCTGTAACCATTGGAGCAAATGCTGTATTTAGTGGTATTGTATTAGCGCAAACAAGCGTCGCTTTAGTAACCAGTGCTTCTTTAAGCGGACGTATCTTAGCTCAAACAGCTGCTACCTTACAAAGTAACGCTATAACCTAATAGCAAAAGAACATCCTAGCGGCGGACGCTCCGCCACTCTCCATTGGGGGCTGACTTAAAACGTCGGCCCTAATTATTTTAAAGCCTCATTGATATTGTCGTTGAACTGTCTATTACGTTGATATTGTTTGAATTCTAGTTCGGTTAATTCTTTGTTATTTAAATACCATACTTTATATTCTGCAATACGCACTTCTTGGGACCCCATGAAGACTCCCGAATAGTAGTGCACTGTCTTGATATGCTCGCCATTGAGAGGTTTATTATCTTTGTCTATATTATTTCTCATAATGCCTCAATTAACTCATCTATTTGACGTTTAACATTATCAAGATCTTGATTTGCGTCAATAAAAGTCACAGGTAAGTCTAGTTGTTCAATGTACTTATGAAAGCTATCCAATACCTTAACTTGGAACTCTTGACCTTTAGCTTCAATAGCATCTACGAAACCATTGCGTTTCTGTCTTCTAGCTAGAGCCATCTCTGGTTTTACGTCTAGAAAAAGGACCATATCGGGAGGTATTGTATACTTATTAAGTATATTAAAATATAAGTCCTCCATAAATTCTCTAGTCGCATTATGTTCACCATAGGCAGCATGGCTTAATAACCCACGATCGCTTACGCAAAAATCATAATCATTCTCTACAGATCTATAGAATCTCTGATTTTCTGTTCGCATACATGAGAATGCAAGCTCCATAGCTTCTCCCGATAATTTGTATTCGGGATCTAGAATTAATTCTCTAAGCTTGGAACAGAATGGTATATGTATATTGCCTACTTCTCTAGTCTCTAGTGTTTTGTAACCTCGAATTCTCAATTGTTCCACTACATATTTTACTGCCGTTGACTTGCCGCATCCATCTACACCCTCAATTTCTAATAAATACATATACTTGCCTTTCAGATAGAACATTTAACTTATGCGCACCTAATCTTATTATATATGAATAATAATCAAAAATCAATCAAAAGTTTTAAAGCATTAATACAGTCGCTTCCCGCCCATATCAAAGTAAAGGAAGATACCTTTAAAGGAATGCGCAAGAATGCTCTCTTTATTGACTCTGCTTATGGTGAATTTTGGGTATACCCTGATTACATCAGGAGGGGGCATGAGCACCCTAGGCGCGGCATGTTAAAATCAGCTAATACGAGGATGCAGAGGACTTTAAAAAAATATCTACTCAATATACCTCTCGGAATCACCATGGATACTACCACTTACAAAGGATTGAATAAAAAAGCTCGCTTTATTGACCGTGAATTAGGAGAATGGTGGACTTTGGCTAGACATGTATTAGTCAGGAAGTGCGGTCATCCTAAGAACCGAGGGAAGAAGATAGCTGAAACTATGCTCTCTAGATATGGAGTAAGTCATAATATGCATAAAAAAGAATTCTTTGATAAATCAGCGAAAGCTATGAATAGATCTTTTACAAAAATCCATTGGAGGACCGGAGAATCTCTAATATGTGTAGGTACTTATGAATGTTTTATAGTTGATTATTTAAATGATAATAAAATAGATTTTAAATGGCAGACTAATATATTTACACTACCTGACAGTAGAACTTACAGGCCGGATTTATATCTAATAAATGAGAATAAATGGGTTGAAATCAAAGGTAGATTTTGGGGAGATGCGGAAGAAAAATGGGATTGGTTCCACCATATGATGCCAAATTCGGAATTGTGGAGCGAACCTAAACTAAAGGATTTAGGGTATAATAAACAATATAAAATCAAGTGCTTATCTCAATGCGCTGAAAATAAAGACTAATTCATAGCAATCTTACTACTATAGTATATCCTCTATTTAGAGGTACGTCAAGTTCTTTGGAGGTTACCTTGAGACTTTCGGCACAAGTAATACAAATTTTTAACACTGTTAACTCCTATGTTATTGGTAATCAATGGTCGGTTCAAGCCGGGAATCCGAATACCCTTTATTTTCAACTAGTTGATTTAGACCAGCAAGTTGCGGGCTCTTTGATTCAAAATCCAGGTGCTCAGATTTTTGGGTTATTCAACACTTCTTCTTTAGCTCCTATAAGCCCCCCTTTGCGTTATGTCCTTGGAGCTACTTCTGGCTTAACACCCTATTCGGTATCAGTAACTTTTCCTAGTATTGACGATGCTAAAGTAGTAACTATTGCTTGTACTCAAGCTAGTCCGTCAGATGCTTCGATTTGGCAATTTAACATTCCAAATACTATTACACCTATGTCTGGCGATGTTCAATTTAGCGTAACACAAGGCTCAATGACTTGGACTTTCTCGGTTTTACAAATGATCGCAGTATCTTATACGAATGACGGTTCAGACGGTACTTTGCCAAATAACTTTACGTACTACTTTTTTGACTAAAGATTTCAATAAGATAGAATAGATAGACATTCCAATAACTTTGTGGTATAATAGGAATATATGAATTTTAAGAACCAAAAGACCAATGGAACCTCAGCTTATCCGGTACATGCTGAACAGACTAGCGGATTACTCCGCCGTGTAGAGCCATTCTTAACTCCTGAACAGCTCGTGAGTCGATTCCTTAAAGGGATCAACCTGATGTTTTCCAGTGGAGCGACTTTTACCAATGCTGAGCTTAAGGATCGTATCTATTTGGCCATGAACGAAGCTGAGATTCAAATCGGCACCTTTCTTACCAGAGAAGCATTTAAGGACAAACTTCCCTTCGACAGTTCTTTGTACCGTTCTTATATTCATTTACGTGTTGAACATGGTCCTATCATATCGGTGGAAGAAGTAGCAATCGTAAGTGCTAACAATGAAGATATATTTAGACTTCCACCACAATGGATTGAGGCGGCCAACTTCAGTAAGAACTTAATTAACATTATTCCGCTTTTAGCCGGTTATGGTTTTAATACAATAGCCGCTTCAGCTCCTACCGCTGGTGTTGCGTTCTTATCTATTTTGAACCAAGGACTTGGATTTGTTCCTGCGTACTGGCAAGTTAAATACACTGCAGGTGTTTCAAATAGAGAAGGCGAAGTTCCAACTATAATTAATGAATTAGTAGGATGCATTGCAGCAATTGCGATCTTGAGCGAGATCGCTCCTTGGTTTGTTAATATCAGTCAGTCGCAAAGTCAAGACGGTATAAGTCAGTCGTCATCGTCACCGGGCCCTAGAATATATGAACTTCGTATAGCTGAACTTACTAAAAAACGCGATGAATATATTAAGAAAATAAAAGGTATATTCAGTACCAAATTTAAGATTGGAGATTTTTAATCTGTGAGCGATAAGAATAAAACTCATAAATCTGAAGATCCTGAAACTTACAAAAGGCTAGCCGAGACCGGAAGCATTATTGGTCATCCTGTAACTATCAAAGGTCAACATTCTAGATCCGATAATGGTATTCCATATCATTCTACAATTAAATTACTCACTCCTCATAAGGATCACAAAGAGGCTCATGAAATTGCGAGCAAACATGATCTAGAACCACCAAAACCTGAACATACTGGAATTGAGCCTCATACATTCAAAGATAGATACGGTAATGACGTACATGTTTTAAAACTATACGGTATTGGCGCTACTCAAATGAAACATCATAATGATCATTTCAAACATCTTGGACCTAAAGAGGCCTACGATTATAGTCCTCACATCTCACTTGATCATGAGTCCTGGAAAAAGATCAAAGACTCTGGCGCAAAAACTGCTAAAGAAGCTGGAATAGAATTCGGTCCAGCCACAATAAAACGCGGTCATAAAATACTTGGAACTTATGGTAAAAAGATAGAGAAATCTGAATTCAAACCTTTAATGAAACCTTGGAAATCGAAAGCTCAAGCACGCTGGGGACATTCAGCTGCTGGCGAAGAAGCACTTGGCGGCGAAGCTGGCGTACGTGAATGGGACGTTGCAACACACGGAAAGAAACTTCCTGAGAAAGTTAAAAAGACTGATGAAGAGTTAGATAAATCCATTGCTAGAAACATAGGAACTGCATTAAGTATTGCTGGCGCTTCAATTGGCCAACATCAAGCTAATAGTCCGGAAGCTCCTAAGCCTGCTGTGCAACAGCAGCAAGTAGCACCAAAAAAAGCATCCTATGATCATAATAAAATGCTGAATGCTATTTCTTCTGTTGAATCTAACAAAGGTAAATACACTCATCATAAGCCTGTAGAAGGCGGGATGCATCAAGGATCTAGTGCTGTCGGACAATATGGATTAATGCCTATAACTATTCAAGAGACAGTTAAGATGAATCCTGCATTAAAACGTGAACATTCTAAGATACTAGGTATGAAGGGACCTGAACTTCATAACTACATGCAAAAACATCCTGATTTAGAAGGTAAAATTGCACATAGTTATTTATCACGTTTGGAGCACCATTTTGGTCAAGATCCTGAAAAGATAGGATTTTCATGGTTCCAAGGCATAAGTGCAGGACATAAAGCTATAAAAGAAAATAAACCTATCTCTCAACATTTTCATGTTAAAAAGATCAGAGCGGCATATGACAGAGAAAAATAAAACAGGCACCATATATATAATAAAGAATGAGCTTAATGGAAAGGTCTACATAGGCCTTACTACTCAGAATTATTTAAAACGTTTTATTCAACATAAATCAGACGCTAAAAGAGGAACTAAAACGCATTTACATACAGCTATTAGAAAATGTGGTATAGAGAATTTTTCAATATCTATTCTAGAATCTTGTGATATTAAAGAACTAGGTAATAAAGAACAATTCTATATCAGTCAATATAACAGCACTGATTCTACTATGGGATACAATCATTCGATTGGTGGGGAATCTGGAAAATTAGGTACACCTTCTTGGGCTAAAGGATTAACTAAGGACACTTCAGTTTCATTGAAATCTATCTCTGAAAAACAAACCGGTAAAACTAATTCCTTTTATGGTAAAACTCATTCTGATGAAAATAAAGCTAATTGGAGTAAGAATAGACGAGGAATGAACCACAGCTGCTGGGGAAAGAAAAAACCTGAACTTGCAGCCAAAAATGCCGATAAGGCGTGGACCGAGGAAGAAAAAGCAAAGATTTCTGCTGCAAATTCTAAACCGATAATGTGTGTTCAAAACGATATTATTTATTCTTCTATTACAAAAATGTGCTTAGAATTACATTTAGATGATAGATCGGTATATAGAGTTTTAAAAGGTGAATTTAAACATACAAAGGGTTATACTTTTAAACGTATAGATAAGGAGAGCTAATATGGATATTCATCCAAACGAAATAGTTAGTAAGGAATTAATAGGTACTTTAAAAGATAAACCGATTACTATGCTTAGAACTCGTGGAGGTCTATACATGGCT